AGCTTTCCCCGATTTATCATCTAGGTACTTGCCACCCCGTTTACCAATTTCAGCACGAGTCGCCATTAAGTGTTGATTCGCTATGCTGGTTCAACATTCAAAACCTTGATAAATCCTAGACCGATAGGTAAAGGACTCAACTGTCCAGGATGCCATTCTTGTTTTCTGCTATGAAGAAAATTTGAAATGGTTTGCTGTTAGCATCCTAAATTTCTGGTGGGCAGGTGTGAGATCGAATCACTCCCGAGACCGGAGGAGTTTTACAGACTCCCTGCTAGAACCACTAGCTTTACCTACCCTTAATTGTTATGTTGACCCCATTTATATCCACCATAAATGGCTACACCAAGCAAAATAATTGTAAACATCTTTATCTCCTTTATTTAAATGGTAGGGAAGATGGGACTCGAACCCACACGGAATAAATCCACAAGATTTTAAGTCTCGCGCGTATAACCAGTTTCGCCACAACCCCATTGTCTCTTAATAAAGCCATTATATTCGTTTAGGGCTTCAAAGTCAAGAAATAAATTCAGGCATCTTATTGCCCTTTTTAAGATTTTCTTTTTCAGTTAAATATTGTAAGTTATTCTCGACATGTAATCCAGAAACAAACTCCCCTTGCAAAGGATAAATATGATCTACATGATAACCTTCAGGGCATAGCTTATATACTAATTGAATGGCTTTGAGATCAGCCCATTTGGGAGTTCTCTGTAATTTCGCTGCTCTTCTTTTAGCTGTGCGTGCTCGTTGTTCTGAATCATGAGTTGCACGATATTCTATAAAGTAACTTTGATTATTTTTATAGTTTTCAGCACTGCTATCTTTGGCACAGTCTCTGCATTTTGAACTTAAATTATCGTAGCGAGATTTTTCTTTATTAAAATCAATTTTTAACTTAAAATTATTACAAGTACAACACCGCTTATAGTCTGATTGACTTATAAGCCAATGCTTCCATGTTTGTCCACCTCCTTGTAACTGTACATTTGGAAATAGTTTTTTTATATTTCTATTAAAACTTTGAGGAGATCGACCTAAAAATTCTATAGCTTTAGGACCTGTTTCAAACAACCATAAAGCATCTATAAGATTCTCTATTGTAATTGCAGGTTTAACTCCCCATTTAGACACAAACTCCGCTTTGCGATCAATTTGTAATTTTTGATAAAAATTTTCTTTTATTTTTTCTTCCATATGCCAAATTATAGCAATTTGGAGGTCGAAAGTCAAGAATTAAATTTTGGTACCTACGGTCAGATTCGAACTGACACTGTTCACGTTCTAAGCGTGTTGTCTCCTACCGTTGGACTACGCAGGCATATAAAATCTGGCGGGTTATTCGATACCCGAAAACGTCATAAGCTGCGCTGACCGAGGGTCACTTATGAATTTGATAAGCTGAAAGTCACCGCTTATCATAATGTGCGTCGCGAACGCAACCAGGTTCTATGAGAGACCAGTACCTTATTAAAATCGAAGTCCCACACCAATAAGTGCCGCGTGGCTTCCTGTATTAGCTTGAAAATCAGTATAATTATATTCTGCTTTCACATAGCTATTATCACTAATGCTGAACTCTACACCGGCACCTGCTGTAGCACCGTCTAGTTTTTGAGAAAAGACATTATTATAATTGTTATAACCGCCTTTCACGTAGCCAAGAAATTGTTTATTAAGTGCGTAACCAATACGCATACTAGCACCAATTTGGCGTTCATCTTCAAATACATTGCTCGTATTTGCTTCTACACCAAATGTAAATCGGTCACTAACAGGTACATCTACGCCAATAGCTGCTCCATATACAACATCGTTTACATCAGGGCTATTAGTAACATCATTAACACCCGCCGTTACTTCTGCTCGGACTCCGGTAAAATTCTCATTAGTTCGCGAAAGAGCTGGTGTCGTTACGAGGGCAGCAGCTAGTGCTGCGATTGTAAATAGTTTCATTGTTTCTCCTAAGTTGAGACAGAATGTCTCGGAATTTGGAGCATACGGAGGGAATCGAACCCTCGACTACAGGTTGGAAGCCTGTCACGTTACCGATTACGCCACGCACGCATTTAAAATTCGTGGTACTTTACTTAGCCCCACGCGGCTCTCCTCTACATAAACTTCTGCCAAGCGTTTACTAGTCTACTTGGTTCAGTTATGAGAAACTTAGAGTCGAGACACGGATTCGAACCGCCTATGTGCACTTACCCCCAGGGAATCTCGACATAAATTTAATTAGCGGTGTATTGTGGTATTCGAGTCAACATCATACCTCCTGCACCATAAGCCCACACTTTCATTGACCTACTAGTGTTTGCGTAGCTAAACTTGGCGTCGGGCGCATGGTGTAACCTCACCGATGACTTCGTAGGGACTGTGCCCACCCAACATAAACTGGTCTACCATGAGAGATTTGAACTCCCGACCCTCTGGTCCCAAACCAGATGCGCTACCAGACTGCGCTAATGGTAGATGTAGGCTTTAGCGGCTGTGCTAAAATTAAATCTTCCTTAGATACCCTAGTGCAAGGAGTCCCGTCCCTCTCCCAGCCCTGCACGGAACATCCAACGGATTGTGCAGCCCGCTCAATTTATACTCGTGGGCTAGAGTTTATGCCTTACTTCGTCTTGCGACGCTAGTTTGGCATAGCTTATCAGAACATTTAAAAAGTTGATTACTTCACCGAGTATTAACTCTGTTAACGCAAAATGATCCTCTCTGCTCTTGATAACTCATTATACATAAAACAGCCTTGGAAGTCAAGAACTGTTTTTTTGATTGGTGGCACAAAGCTACCTAGATTATTAACTTGAGTAATTAATTCTGTTAATAAGCCGTGCAATTAGGAATTACCTAATATAACTTATGTTTAACTAGTATTAGTTATGCTGTGCCTTTGTCTTTTTAAACTGGTAGACCGGGTGGGGTTCGAACCCGCATGCGCACGGATTAAAAGCCCGTCGTTCAGCCTATTGAACTACCGGTCCATATGAACTGTTCAATTTCGGCCATAGCTTAGGACTTAACCTAAGACTTTATATATTATTCGTTCAAATATATTTAACTTTGCAAATGGTAGTCTCTGTTTTTTAAAGGATTTCCACATGAGCCTGCCGGCATCTGTTTGAAGACCCGAAGGTCGTATTTCATACCCTAAATTATGTGCATACATATAAATCTGTTTAGCTACTTTTGCTCTGCGATATTTAGGCTCTACAAATGTCGAAGCAGACCATAAGTATTTTTTCTCATTAAGAACAAAAGAAGCCCAAGCTATTACTCTGTTATCTATAATAGCTTCTACCCACAAGCGGTCTTCCAAACGACGATGCCGTATTTGCATGTAGAAACTTTCTATAAACTGGAGGACGAGGTGGGATTCGAACCCACGGTGCGCTTTCGCGTTCGGATTAAGAGCCCGGTGCTTTCGGCCTACTAAGCAAACTCGTCCATTTCTGCATCAATCCAAGAATTTAAATAATTCACCCGGCTTTCTAGAACTGTTATTTCATTGAATAGTGAATTCCACTCTTCTGTTAGTTCAAACTTATCCATAGACATTTCTAGATGTCGAATCTCTTCGTTTAAAGATTCTAGGTTCGACTCCGCCATATCACGGTCTTCAATAAATCGCTCATATTCTTCTTCTTTTGTCATCATTTATCTGTTATAAATGCAAACAGGTTGAAAGTCAAGAAAGAAATTCAGAAACGGCTTTTTCTAATTCATCGTCCACATCGTAGATGCCTTCCCAAGACTCACCTATTTGATTTTCCCAGTTGCCTTTACCGTCCGTTCTATAGTAAGGCCACTCTTTATCATCTGTTTTTACAATATAAGACTGTACAGGTGTAATTTTAAGAATTTTCATTTTATTTCCAATAAAAAAGCCACGAAATTCATTTAGAACCGTGGCGCAATGGTAGCAGGTATTGAAATCGAATCAATTCTAGAGGCTTATGAGACCCCCGTCGTCACCAAACGACCTGCCATGCGCACAAAATAACCCCAGATGAGGTTTTATAGTATTAGATTGTGCTAAATAGTTAAACATATATTCCTTGTTAAAACCTCACCGCCGTAGCGGTGAGGAGGCTGCTGGGCGCACCATGCAGCGTTGTTTTTGGAGGAAGGCCGGCGGTCTCGATCCCCATACACCTTCGTGTACCATCTGTTTTCAAGACAGAGGCCAGCACCTGCTGACTTAACCTTCCATTAAATTTGGATCCCCGCGTGGGTTTCGAACCCACAAGCACACGGTTCAAAGCCGTGCTGCTATACCAATTTGCACTTCGGGGAATATGGTACTTCCACAGAGATTCGAACTCCGATTCACCGCTAATCAGGCGGGTCTCTTACCATTAGAGGATGGAAGCACATAAAACTAAGTGGGTATTATCGTCGCCCACACGACTAGAAGGTCTTCGAGTGCGTACCTTCACGTGGTTATTTTATCTACGCGAATTGACCATTTTTCCGCGACACTAGATCCTGTTTTTAGACCACCTAGGTGAGGTCTTTCCTTGTTTTCACAAGGAAGTCCATTTACGTTGGATAACGGGGCCGGTTAAAGCGACCTAATTTGGTTTCCCTGTACGGTCGCTTTTTATCTACAGTCCGTCCGAACCATATTACGCTTAGTAGACATGCGTGCGAAGCTATCGTGATCGCCACGGTTCACTTAAGAACTACAAGTTATGCCACCCCTTATACGGTTATTTAAAGGCTTTACCCCGCTCTAAGCGGTAGAAGGAATGACAGCCATCCCTATATTTTCTAGTCGTATTGCAAAGTACGATCTCTTCACCTTGGAGCGGTCTCCATATAGGCAACCAAGGCTATTGTACCTTCATATGGCATGAAAGGTGTGTGAGGTAGCGGTTCTCACCTACTAGAAAACTGGTACTCGGTATGGGAATTGAACCCATCTTAACCCACTTGTAAGGAGGGTGGCCTCACCAGAAGTCGAACCGAGCTTATTAATTATCGTTTTCAACCTGTTCTACGTTGGAATGCTCCTCTTGTGAGAATCCTCCGTCATCTACAATACACTCGGGAGCCGAACATGCTGCAAGTAGAATAGCTGCAATAAGTACTAATTTTTTCATCTCATTCTCCGTTCTTGAAGCATGATTATATTTAAAAATAACCGCAAAGTCAAGAACTTTTTTATAATATGGTAATGTATTTATCTTTTCGATCTAAGAACTTATAGTCGATATGCGTAGGTTCAAATACCTCAATAGCTTTCCAAACCACATTTAAATCAACCTTAGAACAGGAATATACATCTAGCTGAAGCATAGCTGGATTATCTTCATCCCAAGTATGTAGGGCAATATGACTAGTTTCTATAACCACTACACCTGTTAGGCCTTTATTGCCAGTCATATGACAATATGAAGCTATAGGTCCCATCATAACTTTCATGTCTAAACTCTTAACTAAGTCAGAAAGCCATAATTCTATAGGATAATCCCATTTAGGCGGCTTAGATATTTCTGCTCTAACAATAAGATGTTGGTGTTATAACAATTATTTTGTCTCCATACCTATAGCCTGTCTTATAGCTAAAGGGAAATGCTTTGTGTAAGTACGATATAAATCAATACCATACTGTTTCAAGTGTTCTAGTCTTCCTACTTCGTACTTAGGGTAAGAGGCATACTGGCCCCCATAGTCTCCTGTCCGACAGTTGGGAAAGAAAGGGGAATCTTCTTCTAGTCGTTCAAACTCATAAACTTGAAGAATATCAGGATTTCTCTGACATTTATCCTCCCTAACAACAGCAATTTTGTTAGACCTAGCGCACCATACTAACTCACCTGCGTTAAAAGAATCAGAAACGCAAAGGTCTGGCAGAATAGCTATACTTACATAACTATCGCTTCTTTCCGGTATTCCAATTTCTTCTATAGTTTTGTTTACGGAAGCCGTAGACCTGTAAAGTCTTTTAGCTATTTCTGTTACACTATCTCCGTCAAGAACACCCTCAATGATTACTTGCTTTTCGTAATCATTGAGGGGTTTGCCTTTATTTGCGGCTCGACGCTTCTTTTGACTTTCCTGTTCTTCGAGATACTCATTTATAATTTTAGTTAGTCGAGTTGTGTTATATGAAATATTAAGTATCTCACACGCCTCTTTCTTTGTGATAGGCTTTTCTGCCCCTAATAAGCTAATGACTTTCTCAATGTGAGCATCTGTGAGGTTTTCTCCCTCTTTCTTTTTAATACCCTTTTTAATAGCCATTTTACTCTCCGTTTGTTTAGAAACTAGACAATACTAAATTTGAGCTTCGAAGTCAAGAACTTTTTTAAATATTGAGAGTAATAAAGTCAGGATCATCAATATCCCACTCTAGTTGTTCCCCTACACCTAGCTCGTACTCTAAAAGAACGTCTTCTGGAATTATTATAAAAAATTCCCCATTATCGTTTACTTCAATTCTTGTCTTCATTTCTATGAAATCCTATTTGTTCTTTTGTTAAGTGAAACTCAACAACATCAGTTACAGCAGCAGCTAATTTTTCGCTAGTAACATCTTCCCAGCTTTGGAAGCCTAGTAACGTAAATCCATCAGCATTTTGCATAGCTTGAGGTACTATAGCAGGGTATTCCATAGTACCTTCTAATTGTTCTTTTGATCTAAGCCTATAATTTGCTTTCACTCTATCTCCGACAAACTAAACTTAAAGTTTGTTCTGTCCTTTAAAGACTCTAATAGTTTTAGAATTTCTATTAAATCTTGTCTTGAAGGATTTGGGTATGACCTGAACGAGGATACTTCTTGTTTAGGTCTTGTATTGTAGCTAAATTCAACAATCATTATCAAATAAATCCTCTAAACTAGGGAATTCTTCTTTTACAATGTCCCAACAAGCTTTAGCAATTTCTGCATGTTCTTTTTGAGTTCCGTTACCTGTGCGTAATTGGCAATAATGAATCCAATTACGAAGATTACCAGTCATGTACATTCTAGACATAGTAAGACCTTCTGGCAGTACTGCGCGAGCCTGTTCTTTAGCTATACCTCTTTGTAGAGCAAGCTTGTAGATTTTTTCTGATTCGCCTTTAACATAATTTTGCCACGTATTCCACCAACGTTGCAAATCTCCGTCATCTGTTTCTATAGAGTTTTGACGATTTTTATTATCTTGAAGCCGTGCCTCACGTCCGTCGTGGAATTCTGTCGCTTCTGCATAGCGTTGACTAAATTCTTGGAATACAAAACTACGGTGTCTAAGAATTTGTCTTCCAATGTCCCTAGTTGTAACAATTTCAATTGTTAGTGACACCTGCTCAAAAGGAGACCAGTGATTGTTCTTAATCAAATACTTAAGGAGCTTTGAACTTGTCTCCTTATTTACTTGATTAGCTGGATTGCTAACGCGAGCAATATAGGCAATTAAATCTTCAGCCGTTTCACATTCAGGAATAACCGGATGGGTTACAGAAATTAATTTACAGCTCATCCTCTGCCTCCATAACTACAGCCCAATGACTAGGATTTATAGACATGAAAGGGTTACAACTGTAAGTGCCTTTAATAAAACTAAGGAATCCGGTTTCGTTTATTTCGTAACTATTGGCTTCGATAGTTAGCGTTTCTGCCTGATTAGGGGAAATAACTACGTATTTTATCATTTTTCAAGTACCTTCTTATTTTCAGGCACAGATTCTTCATCTTCTGCCGGTAGTTTATTTATCGTTCTAAGTACACCTTGCAAATAGGCTGGGCCTGTCTTATCGTACTTTGCTTTAAAATAGTCTCGTACTTTATTCATTTTGGAAATACGTCTCCTAAATCTACACCGACTAATTCGGCTATTTTCTTAATAACGAAAACTTTATCTTCCATTTCGCAATCTGGATTACCTTCACGAATATCCTGATCCTTGGCTTTTTCTAGAAGAATTTTGAGGTCTTCTACTTGCGCTCTTAACGCTTCAAATTCTTCTCTAGTAACTTTCTGCTCAAAAGACTTTTCGATTTCCATCGGTTTAAATGGAGAACTCGGAAAAGGCACTGCGGTTGGCCAGTTGGGCCAAGAATTAGGATATTTGAAAGGCTCTGATACTGCACTAACTACACACATTCTTTAACTCCTTAATAGAAACTATTTCTTTATTATCCCAAATATATACATCAGCTTTAGTGCCTGCTAGTATTTTAAATACTTTTCTATCTAAAGTTAAATTTCCTCTAATATCAAAAGTTTCTTCTGTAATAACTTCAATATCCCAACCCGCATGAGCGTCAATAGTTACTTTACTGGTCATTTAAATCCTTCTGGGAAATACCTGCGTCCCACATATCTGATTTTAGTTGCGTTTTAAGTTCTTCAAACCTATCCTTAGTGGCTCCTTCAAGTCTTACTCCGTTATCGTTTAAGGTATTTCCTAAGTTTGTTATAGCTTTATAAAATAGAATTAAAGCTTTACGAGCTGAAGCATCATGCAACCGTTGTTGCTTAATAAGAAAATCATTCATCTCATTGCCCCACAATGTTTACAAACATAGTAATCCTCACCTTTATGTCCACAAGTATAATCATATTGCCACTCATGTACACATTCCTTTCTTAATAATTTAACAAGCTGTTGTTTATCATTAATAGTTTTAGTTAAGGTGTTAATATCAGTTAATAAAGCCTTAATTAAGTTGCCTACTTCAATAGTCATTCCACCACTCCGGTTGTTCTCTACGTTTCCATGAAGCTATATTAGCTTTATCATTTTTATAATATGTGCGATAAGATATAACAGCATCAGCAGTTTTATATTCATCCGGCATTGCTAATGCAAAGGCGGTAAGTCCTAGGCTCGGAAGACTTAATGGCTCCGGCATTTTGTTCACTTCGACGCAAGAAGCGTGGGGCTTATTACCTCGCCACACGCTTTCACTGTTTAATGCGTTAACGTAACAGTGCGTCCAAATAAAATTATCTAAGCTAGAGCGAACCCACACAGCACAAGGATGATTAGGATGTGTAGCAAGATAACGCAAAAATTTACGTTCTTCAATTACCGGCTCACTAGACATTGCTAATCTAAGTTCACTTAGTTGATCCGCATCCAGTTTTCTAGGTACAAATCCGAAAAGCTTATCCACCCATAATGTTGTTGACATTAACTGTGCGGCCTCAAGTTGCATTTTACCTACATGTTTATCTATGTGATATTCAGCGCATTTGTCTAAATCATGATCGAGAAAGAATAAATTCATTACAATCCTTATAGCAAAGAAAAAGGGCAGAGTCAAGATCAATTTTTGACTCTACCCTATAACATTAGTTTTTTGCAGCACGTTCCCGAATTTGTGCTAGTGTTTGGTTATTGAAAACCTCGCCGTTCTCATATACAAGTTTTAATTCGTCACACATTATATGATAAAACTTTTCATTTTCAGATGAAACAGTCATATATTTATTTTCATTGGTAATTAACTTTAGTTTACCCTTTTTGCTCCGTTTTCCCGGATCAGTGAATGGTTCCTTAGCGATCGGAACATCAACACCATTAATAGTGACGCTGGATGCTTTAAAGGCAAATTTTAGTGTGTCACGATCAATATGCGATTGCATAAGTCCACCACCAGAGCCCGTCATAATACAATCTGCACTAAGCCCTTCTTCCATTGCCAATTTAAAGGGGGTAGAAACACTAACCTCATCAATACCGTCGCCTTGCAGAACTTTAACATACTTAGGCACGAAATAGCCTTTGTTGTTAAATTCGCCTTGAAAAAGATTACGAACCTTTTCAAAAACTTTAGGTAACACAACATTCATATCGCCAGAATCTGGGCGGATTACAAAGGTACCATTCTTAGCCGCAATCTTATCCTCTAGACGAGCTACTTTATCAATAAAATTGTAGATATTATAAGTATCACCAACAACTGATAGAATACCGTTTTCTGGCATCGTATCGATCATATATTTTATTGCTTCGCTCTCACGATTTTCATCACCCCAACTAGTCATGACACTATGTTCTGTTGCAGCAACGCTGAAAGCGGCCATTGGCTCATCATAGAATTTACGAGCAGCTAGAACAGCTGGAATGTTGTCCGAACCGATAAAGTGAACCAAATGACCAAGACCACCAACTTCGGCAGTTTCACGGCTGGAAACGCCACGAGCCGAGAAGTCAAGAATAGCAAAACCCATGTCGCCAGTATCGCTGGTTTCATCGAAGAATGGCTTAATCCTTTCTTTCATGTAGTGAATACGAGTAGCTACAGTCGTAGGATACCAAACCGCTCTCAGAAGTGCAGTTTCGATATAGCTGGTTAGCCAAGGCATCGAAGGGTCAGTATTCTCAACCGTTACGAGAACATTGCTGGTTGGCACGAGAGTGCCTTCCGCAACCGCTTTGATACGTACTGGAATTTTTCCATTGTGGTCTACAACGATGCTCTTCCAGCCAGTATAGTTGAAAGGTACACCGTGTGCTTCTGCGAACTCTGAAGCCTCTACTAAGTCGTCAAGGGTTACACGAACATCAGCTAATTCTTTAATATATTTTTGTAATCCAAAGAATACGCTTGCAGGATATACACCACCACGACTCTCCGCGTAGCTATAAATGTGTTCCGCTCCAGGAACGTAATATTGGTAATGGGAAAATTTGTAACTATCAGTGTCTTGGATGAAATTAAACTTGGTCATTAGAAGACTCCCTTCTTTCTTTATGTGCTCATTATAGTAAAAATAAGAAGCATTGTCAACAATTATATTTTAGGATATATAGCTCTTGCCATTATATCAGGTATCATTTCCGGTAATTTATTACTTTTATGTAGATTATCGGTAGCAGATAAATAACATAAATTATTTTGATGATGTCTACCTCCTTTATCTAAAGGTATGATATGGTCAACATGATAACCTTTTGGGCAATTTGCATAAATTGTCTGAATTATATCTAAACTAGAATCTATATCAGTAGCTTTTAATATTTTTGCTCTTCTTTTGGCTGCTCGTTCTACATCACAGCTTTTACATGTAGAACGTAATTCTGTTACATTTCCTATATAAAATTCTTCTTTCGACTTGATTACTTCACAATCTGTACACATTTTGTGTCGCAAAATATCTAGTAAATAATATCTCCAAGTCCTAGAGCCTCCTTTTATGGTAACATCTGGAAATAGAGTTTTCATTAACCGGTTAATTGTATTTATACCCACTCCATAGTAGGCTGCAATGGCTCTGACATTTTCTCTTTCAAAGATGGACTCAAATAAACTAAAAGCCGTGATATTAGGAACAGTGCGATACTTTTTTCTAACAAGGTCTTCGGGGTTCAATTTGCGATTTTTTAACATCGCTTCTATAAATTCTATTTTATTCATTTTTCTATTTTACTTATCTATAACCCTGAAGTCAAGATGTAAATTTTTTGAGGGTTAATACACACCCTGAATATTCATAAGCATATCAAGTTGCTGCAATTCTGCTAGTGATTTCTTTGCGCTTGTGTGTACAATGAAAGACCCTCCATGTTCTTCCCATACGTGTTTATATTGTGTCCAGTCATCAATAAGTACGTTATGCTTACCTTCAATCATATTAAAGGCTTTTTCCTTACTCTTACAACAAATAATGTCAAGATTAGGAAAATGAACCTGCGCCCAGCGTGTTTTTTGGTCAATAGCCCAATCGCTGCCACCCTTACTAGGAATACCTGTAAGAATTATAGGGGCAAAACCAAACGCTTCTACACCTGCAACAAGTTCGTCGGCATCATGCATTTTAGGTAGCTTGAAGAAGTAATCTTCAACTGCATACAGTCGTTCCCATAAGTCAGAGTTGTTATGTTTTTCACGCTCATAATCACGTGGAGGCATACCTAAAATTTCTGCGGCGAACCCGTCAAAATCTGCTAATACGCCATCACAGTCTAAAAATACTTGCATCATTATTCCTTTATAACAAGACCGTAGCCACTAAATTCTCGTATACTAAGAGGGTACCTCATTTTATCTATTCTTTCATAATTACTAAAACGTATAAAATCCTGCTCGGCTTCTTCTAGAGTGTCTCTTGGTTGAGTTATTGGATTGTAAAAAGGAAGTCCATTCTAATTTTTTACATTACATTTTTTAATATACTGATGAACAGCGTATTTAACCATTAAATATCACTCGCTATCACAACACGATCTAGGCCAATAGCGATCTCGGCAACTTTCGTATTTTCGGAAAAGTCATTACGAATGGAGCAAGAAGCTATCTCTCGCCATTCGTTATTTAAATAAACTTCAATATCTAGAGTACTATCCGAATATAAAGGAAGTCTATCACTTTCTACAACTCGAGTTTTACATTGAGTGAACCGTTCAATCTCTTGTTCAACGGCATCAATAAGGGCTGATCTATAATCCGCTTTTGTTGTGTTACTATAAATACACTGAAACTCTAATTGATAGAATTCATTGAAACGAAGTTTCGCAGCTGTTGCACCATCATTAACTTCACGGCGAAAACTTTTACCAGATTGCCATACACATAAAGGTAATTGCTGTTTGTTTAAAAATCTCGCATATTCATAACTAGATGGCGTTGTTTCTGCCCTTAGACATAAAAAATCAGACTCTACTTTATGATTAGTGACAAAAATATCACTATCATCATAACTATTACCAATTTTATATCTAGGGGACAGGCAAGGACCTTCGATTCGATGAAAACGCCAAGCTTTATTCATATCTGTGAGAGTCTGTTTAATACGAGTTACTACTCGTGCTTGAAAAAGTTCTCTAAATTCGATTTCGTCTTCTGTCCAAAATGGAATTGTATTTGGTGTATATAATTGTAACATTAATTTATTTCTACAACTTTCATTCTATGTGTACAAATATCAAGATTCTGTGTAAAAGTTCTTCGTTTCCATTCTTTTAAAGCTCGTTCCTTAGATATGAAAGGTCCATAAGATTCTTCTGTACCTTCAACTACTTTCTCAAAGGAGGTATCTTCGAAAATACCTCCATCAACCATGTACTTAGTCATTGTCAGGCCTTGTATGTCGGCGAAGAATTTCAGCGCCTGTTATTGGTCTAGGTTTATAACCTTCTAGAGCAACATCAATAAAGCTTTCTAGAATTTTATCGAAAGAATTTAAATCTACTGTCACCCCAAAAGGGGCTTCAATCAAGCGCTCCGCTTCTTCTCTTAGCATTTTTGAATATGCACGAATTTTTGCTTCTTTATCCATTAGTTTAACCCCAACATAAGCTTAATAATATGATAATGGTCTTCAAAGAAGTCCTCACGACGCAAGTCCGCAATATCAACCCACAACGCTTCATCAGCATCGTCGCCGCCACGTACTTCGGGCAATTTCACATCGTTTTCCAGTTTAACGTGGAATACTTGTGACACTAGCCGTGCTCGTGCCGAACGATTAGGTTCATCAGCCATAAAAGTATTCTTAATTGAGCCTTTTAAGACTGGCACAGGGACTCTAAGATTTGTTTCCTCTCGCAGTTCCCGAAGGAAAGCGTTGATAAAGGTCTCTCCCAGATTAACAAATCCACCGGGAAGCGCCAACAGACCATGTCCATATTCTTTTCCGCGACGGATAAGTAGGATTTTCCCACCAACCTGGATAAGTGCATCAGCTGTGAGGAAAGGACCGTGCCCGTAGTTTTCTTTATATTTAACAAGATACTTATATTCCTCATTTAAGGCTGTATAGCTATCTGTAATCATAAAGTCTTGCATAAACTCGTATACATTTTGACTTATAACAACCTGCTCCATAAAAGCTTCATTCATTTTATTGGCTAGAAAGCGATTGCGAATAGGAGTTGCGTCAATTTCATCAAAATGCTCTATACTTTCGTTAGCCCAATTTGGGAACATCTTAAGGTAGTAAGATGTTGCATCTTTGTTGCAACCTATGAGGCCAACTTTGTAATCAGAAAGACCATCAGGAGTCCAACCAGTTCCTAGCAAAGTTTCTTTAACTTGTTTTTGTACTTCCGCAATCCACGCCGTATCGTTGTAGGTATGGTCTTGTAGAGGCTTAGTGACTACACTTGGGTATAGCTCATTAATTAGAGTTGCACGTTCATCATAAGTGAATGGGTTGCGCGTCGTACGCGCTTGGTTTGCTGAACCAACTAGAACAAGCACCTTTTTGGAAAGCAAAAGGGCACGTTCAATCACTTCTTGGTGTCCCCGATGAAGTGGCTGAAAGCGCCCTATGTAAACTAATAAATCGTATTTCATTTGAAAGACTCCCTTTCTTTAATGACTCATTATATTAAATTTTAAGTGTTCTGTCAAGAACTAATGTTGATTACGTCTGGCAAAACCAGTTAAAATATCTTCCTTAGTTGGCAAGCCTTTACCATCCATAAGTATAGACATGATTTTAGTCCCCGTAAGAGTGGATTCTTCATCTGCTCTGTATGTAATATCTTCTGAGCTAGGAGAATCATATAGTCCTTGAGGCTCTTCATTACTAGGTAGCATATTGATTCTGTCTTCAATAAGTTTAGCATAACCTATAATATCATGCCAGTTGTCTACGTAATAAGGATCTCCATTAAGTATTCTAGCGATTTTATCCGCTATAGTACTTAGAGCTTGTTTCATATCTTGGTCTAGATCATTCCATCGAGGGGCTGACCTCATTACATCTTGGATGCCTTGGGATATAATAGCATGATCTGCAAATTTGCCATACCGTGCTCCACGTTCGGCTAGTGTTTTCTCAATTGTCAAGGATTTTAATCTCCATTTGTACTTTAGCAAATCTATCATTTAATGTATTTAATTTGTTTAAAAAATCTACATTAACAGATATCTCTGAAGATTCTCCTGTTTCAGTATCTCTAATAGACACAGTACCTTTAGGATTTCCGTAGTAATCAAAATTAGTAATTACGCTGCATATCCTACCTTCTATAATAAATTTATCTACGACTTCAATCGTCTTTGTTATTGTTTTCAACTTTTTCTTCCTTGATAGGTTCTAGATTTTGCGGTGGTATCATTAAAGCTGCTGGCGCTTTAGGTAATTCTATTGTAGGCTCGCCTATTTTAGGTGAAGAACAAGCGGCCAAAGCTAAAAGACTAATTATTAATAACTTTTTCATGTGATTTCTCCGTATTCGTTACCCAACTTTGAAGTGCTTCAAGTTGGGCCTTAACGGAAAGGTATCTTCCGTTATTTGGCACAATTGTGTCTGCTAAGGCTTGCATTTCTGTTACTGTTGATGGTGTTGAATCTGCTGCAAGAACAGGGTCAACCTCAAGCCCTAGAGCGGATTGATTATACACATATATCCAACCTTTAGACAGATTGAATTGAGGAACCATATTGTCTTTAATTATAGTTTCAACTACAGTCTTTGTTTTATAAGTCACTCTATCTACATAGTTAATACGATCTTTATATTCCGTAATAACTTTGACATCAACTTTTCCTTGTGCGGTTTTTAATCTTGAGTTTAGATTAGCTACATCTGCTTTATAACTCTGTATTTCTAATTTAGAAACATTTAAACCTTTATTATAGGAAACATAGGCCGTAGAGCCTACTATACTTAACAATAATACGATAAAACCAAAAGCTATACCTAACTTGGTTCCTATTGATAACGCTTTAAAAGCTTCAAACATGATTTCTCCGAGGAAATGTTTTTAAACATAACCTAACTATACCTATACAGGTTAAAATAAAACTACATCTTTAAGAGCCGTTATGCAGGGAGTCGAACCCCTTAATAATTAGCTACTTTATTAATTTCAGCACCACTTTTCGTTCAGTATATTACTAGTCATATTGAAATGCCTTTCTCAAGGTTTTCATATACTTACTTATAGCTGTTGCATCCCGGTTCTTAAAGATGTTAGCCCGTTATGTTGCCAGGTGGGCCAATCCCCGTTAAATTATGCGGCTAGCGCATACTCCACAGTGTTTTCGTTGTCATTTGCATTTAACGATTTTAGCACTTTGCTAGTCAATAGTCTACTAATTTCCTATTCTGCGCCAGTCGATCCTATTTCGCCCCCATCAATAAATCTACCAACGCCTTACACTAACCTGTCACCCGACAAGTGGGGGAAGCCAAGCCCCGATTCCAACTTATGAGGTTGGCGTGTTGTTTGCAGTTAAGGCTGCTGGCTCTACGCTTTCGGTCCCTTAAATACCTAGGTAGATTTAATGGTGGAGGCGGCGGAGTGCTGCCCTCCGCGTCCTGTTCACTTTTATTGTCCTTTATCAACAACTATGTTTGCATACTACGATACTTTTAACTAAATGTCAAGAGTTATTTTACACACCCTGAAAAAATAGTTCTTGACTTTATCTTATAATTATTTTATACTTATTAAATGGGTGGTAAATCATGGTCCGAGGAGGACATTAACTTTTTAACTGAAAACTATAGTAATTTAGGAGCCTATCAGTGTGCTGAAATTTTAGGACGTACAGAAAGTGGGGTTGCTCAAAAAGCTTGTAGACTTAATATTAAAGGTAAAGATACTAAGGACTCTATAGACTCTTATATCAGAAAACTTCGAAATAAGCGTATATGCTACGAAGTCTTAGAAGATTATAAAGGCTCAACATTTCCTATAGAGCACAAATGTAATGATGGGCACACTTGGAAAGCAAGACCTGCTAATATATTGGCAGGTACTCGCTGCCCTATCTGTTCTAGTAATTGGTCTGGCTTTAATCCCGATTTACCAAGTATTTTATACTACATTAAAATAATTAAAGATGATATAATTAGATTTAAAATAGGAATTACCAATAATACTGTAGATTATAGATTTAAAAAAGATAAATCAAATGTTACTATAATTACTCTTTTGGAGAGACCTTTTGAAACCGGATTTGAGGCTAAGTTAAGAGAGCAATTTATATTAAATAAATTTAAGGAATATAAATCTACAGATAAACTTCTTAAGTCTGATGGTAATACGGAACTTTTTACCAAAGATGTATTAGAATTAGATTTTTAGTTTTCGTTTCTCATGCTCTTTAGGTGTGTCACCGTAGTGTTCGTGATGTTTACTAATATTAGCATAAATCCATTCGGGATTATCTATCAGCTGTTTTCGGTTATGTTCATTCATTAAGATTTTCATTTCCATCTTAATGCGATGTGCTTCCGCTAATTCTTTTTTGGTTGCAGTATTACCAAGTCTTTTGCATTTTTTATTCACTGATTGTTCCTTATTAATATTAGCAAAGTTAATTCCGTTGTCTCTCATTAGACTTCCTCTAAATCATGTAATGGCACAGTAAAGAAAGGATAATCGCCTTCTTCATTTGTAGTTACAGAAATATGTTGTATTTGAGTTATGAAGGAATCCATGCTTGAGGAGCCATAGTCTGTTCCTGTTAGAATATAAACTAAGGTTCCTTTCTTGTGCCCCATCCTATCATACTTTAGGCGATACATAAAACTCCTTATCTCCGTTATCCGCATCAATAAGTTCGCGCGCCAGAGGTATAGCAGTAACGTCACCTTCTAGGATGCGCTCAAGCAGACCCTTTGCTCCCCCATTAGTTTGAATCTTACGAGAGAATGCATCACGACGGTCTAGAACATTTTCTGATTCTTCTATAGAATTAGAAACTTGTTCAGAAGTTAGTTTATCTGTTTCAGCTTTACCAATAGCAACTCGTGGTGGAAAAACATCGCTAGCTTGACGAATCAAAGCCTCTACTCCCGCAGAGCGAATCATTTTTTGGGTCTTTTTATCAAAATGGTCCAAAATGTCGTGTTTATTGATATAATCAAGAAATTCCGTTACAAACAATTCTGCTTTACTTCTATAATCAGTCATTCAAATCGTCCTTTATAAAATCATGAAACATCTGAAACAAATCTTCTTTAGTCATTGTATTCCAATCTTCTGGATTCTGCTGCATATCCACCCAAGCCCATTTATCAAAAGCTCTTACACTATCTATCATAAATTTTCTAAAATCTTCGGGCTTCATGTCTATTCCTTGCTCTGTAATGAACTCATTATAGCTAGAGTGAGCAGTAAAGTCAAGCCCTATTTTCAACCTTGCTATACTGATGGTTCTCCAAGACCGTATAAAATAAGTGTTGACTTCCATGCTCAATTATTGTATATTCATCAAATGCAACGAAAGAAAGTTCCTTGGACTAGGGAAGAAAGATATACTTTGAAAAAATTCTACAAAAAAGTCCCTATGTCAGAACTGCTTTCGTTGCTACCAGATAGAAGTGAGTCTAGTATTTATTCTCAAGTTAACTATCTTAGACAAAGAAAATGGAGTTTTGGATAAATATGAGTACTAACGTAGTTCCTTTGCTTCGCCCCGAAATCAAAAAGCCTATTAATAAGGTTATAGATATTAAAAACCTAATATCTAGTGTGATTGATTGGGCAGAAGACCAAGGTATAGATGTGCAAAATGATATTGGCTTTCAGATTAGATGCGCCGATTTCATGACATATCTTGAATTATTAGCAAAAGAAGAGAATGGAGAGCGTAAGCAAGCATGATTCAATTTAAACGATTATCTAATGGATTAGACCTCCCTCTACCTAGTTATGCTTCTGAAGAAGCCGCAGGTATGGATATAAGGTCAGCTGATACTTTATTAATTCCAGCAGGCGAGATTAAATTGGTAAAAACAGGTTTTGCAGTTGCAATTCCTCAAGGTTTTGAAATCCAAGTTAGACCGCGGTCCGGTTTGGCTCTTAAACATGGAATTACCATTACTAACTCTCCTGGAACGATAGACAGTGACTATCGTGGAGAGATTGGTGTAATTCTACAAAATCTTGGAAAAGAAGATTTTCACGTAGAGTATGGTGATAGGATAGCGCAATTAGTGTTATGCCCAGTCGCTAAAGCTGAAATTGTAGAAGTAAGTGAATTGGACTCTACAAACCGCGGAACCGGCGGATTTGGTTCAACAGGAAGAAAGTAATAAATAATGAAAATTGAAGTAAGAAACGGAAACTTAGACCGAGCAATTAGGACTCTAAAACGTAAGCTTGCCGAAGAGAATGTCTTTAAAGAATTACAGGAGAAGAGATTTTTTGAAAAACCTAGTGATCGTAAAAGACGTTTGAAAAGATCAGCAATCGCAAGGCAGCGAAGGGCTGATAGAGATCAACAAGATCAAAGAAATTAGTAAAAAGGGGGTGACAAGCCCCCTTTTTATTTTATTTAAAAGGAGAACCAAAGGCTATAGGCCGAATATTATGTTTATTGATTTACCACCCCAACAAGTAACTTGTGTAGCACAAGCCATTTATGGCGAAGCTAGAGGAGAGTCTGATTTAGGTAAAAGGGCGGTGGCTCATGTTATACTAAACAGAGCTAAAACTAGAAAGTTAACCCCGTGCCAAGTTGTTAATCAACGAGGCCAATTTTTGTATAGCAGAAGAGTTACCTACTCCGGCGCGGACTGGAATAAAGCGCTTAAAATTGCTAAAAATCCGGGTAGTGACCCTACGTATGGAGCCATGTACTTTCATAGTAAAAGTGTGAATCCTAGATGGAAATTAAAACTTACAGTTCGTATCGGTAATCATCTTTTTTACCGATAATAAAAAAGCCTGCTGATTAATCAGCAGGCTTTTTCGTTTCTAGCTGGTTTGTTTTGTAAGTGACTTTCGTTCAGTTACTACCTGCTTTAAGTGTTTGGACTTACTTTATATCTGCCGAACTCTTCTAATAAAGATGTTATAATAAATTTTACAAATTGAATCAAGACAAATAAAAAGGGCCGCTGAAATTAGCGGCCCTTTTATTATTACTTACCCATAGGGACATTCACAAAAGGAATACCTGCACCATTACCACCAAAAACAGTTGTAGGTACTTGAGCTCCACCTTGCTTCCAAGCCTCAATAGCTTCTCGTTCAACTTTTAGTCGCTCGTATTCAATCAGATTAGGATTGGCCTGTAGCGCATTAGCACGAACTCGCATAGAATCAGCTTCTGCGTTCGCTGTAATTACCTGTTGACGGCCCTGTTCTTGAATAGCAGCTGTTTTATTCTTCTCAGCTTCAGCATTTTGTACTGCTGTAGCTTTTGATTCTACTGCTGCCATATACTCTTCGGAGAATTTAACTTCTGTCAACTGGTAGTCTGTTAATGTAATACCGCGTTTCGCAAGTTTTTCGGCTAGACGAGTACGGATTTCATTAGCTACGGTTTCCTGTTTTTGAATAACATCGGTGGCTGTATATTTGCCAACAACCTCAAGTTGTGTAGACTTTACTAGCTGTGGTACAATTGCACCTACCCAATTCTCACCAACATCACGATACATCTTAGACGCAAACTTCTTATTCAACTGAACTGTCGAAGTTGATACAATTGATGCTCGCTGCTGGTCAAAGGTTGGAATAGAAACTTCCTGTTTAACCTTTTGTTGTTTATTATCAAAAGTAATAATATCAGTGGACCAAGGGTTATACCAAACTAAACCTTTTACAGGTTCATTCTCTAGCTCACCGTATGTACGTTTTAGTCCAATCTGGTTGTCATCAATTTGGCTACAGGCCATCAGAGACAGAGATGCCGCAGCAATAATCAACAAATTCTTAATTCGCATTTACTTTTCCTTCTTCCATTATTTCGGTGTATTCTTTAATTAATTTTTCTAGTCGTTCTTCTTGTTCTACCAATTCTTTTTCATCTGATAGAAAATTGGAGTATACCCATCTAGCTCCATAATATACAACTGTTATAACCATAAATAAGGTTATGAGTACTCCTAGAACTAGCGTTAAACCCTTTACAAATAACACTATACTCTCCTTTTATTAGCCTTTATAACTGCGTCTCCACCATTTTGTGTGATTTTATAATTAAGATGCTCCAAAATCCCAATACCTGTACTACATGTTGGAATATAGTACTCAACCTTAGGTTGTTGCATATCATTGGGTGCCAGCTTTAATTTTTCAATCACCTTCTCTTCCATAATGTCAAGCTGACCATTTTGGAGCATCTGTATGGCTATCTCTGCATTTCGTTTAGAGAAGCCAAAAGTCACAACTAAGTGACTTAGTAATAACTTGTTGTTATCTTCACACAAAACTCATTTATCTTTCTAAGTTCGTTTACAGGATCGTAACCAACACCTTCTAGTCCATCCAGATGGAACTGGATTTCTTTTAGGGCGTCTTCGATTCCCTTAAGGTGTTCTGGAATATCATAATCTCTATCTATGCTTCTATTTAAGGCCATAAGTCCCCCATAGCAACAAATTCCGGATTATTTGATTCAAATAATCTATATTCTTTAATAACCGCTTTTAGATCTTTGTCAGAATAATGTTTTGTGTCACAGGTTAAGTTTACAAAAGCATCCAATACGTCGTCGTCACTATCGTTAGATCCGTTAAACCTTTTAATCTCTTTTCTTAATAGTAAGTAATCCATTAAAACTCCACCTGATAAGTTGCTTCGTATTTTTTAGAAAAATCTTTTGTTGTTATAACAAAAGTAGAATCAGACCTCCAATCACTAAGTTCTACTTTATCATCTTTAATAGACAGGATAACCACGCTATCTTTAGTATCTTTGTTCATCCAAAGAAGCTTTTTTAAATCAAGGGGTTCCATTCCTACTCCGTTTTATAGGTGTCAAATTAAAAGTATTTTCTCTTTCGATAAAACCACATCTAGTGCATTGGTTTACAGTTTTCCATGTATCTCCGCCACAATAAATTCTATTATTAACGAGTTTATGTTTACCTAGCAGACATAGAATTGATTTCATCATTTATTCCTGAATAATAGTACTTTTTAAGCTATGTGTCAATAGCTTTATTAACAGTTACTAAAAAGGCGGCAAGATTCTCACCTCGCCGCCTTAAGTGCATGTGTTATCCCTATCTGTGAGACTTAGGACTCCCGACATACACGGGTTGGTCTGGCGACCGGTATCATTACACTCACAGGCCCGTTTCGTAGAGGTTTTAACCTCAATAAAATCCGGCTCCCTAGCCCCTACCATCCGCTAGGAAGAATGTTGTGCGATGCCACAACCCTTTATGCTCCAATAGAAACGTCTTTCTATTTGCAAGAGGAAAGCTAGTTATTTTCATTACTAATAATGGGGTAGCTATTATTCAACCGACGCCATCGCATTGAACCTCAAGTATAGTATGGCCAGTCAACAACTGTTTTTATACGCGCTTCTAGCGTCATACTTTTTATAACTTCTCCATATTTATCGTGCCTTAAAGTTCGTTGCACTAGTCAAATTGGGTAGTATGTTTACACCTACGCTATGCGTCAGAGGCTACCAATCTCTGTCTTTCGGGTTCAAAGCCCGCTGTGCATTTCAGACTTCTAAGCCTAGGGAATCCAACCCGTATTCTCTCTTTCGAGGAATGCCCGCTCGGCACAGCTTAGTTCGTTAAGGTGGAATCGAACCACATTCTCCGCAGAGAACACACCCTTTAAGAGGGGTACATCGACCATTGATGCTTCATAACTAATAAGAAGGATTGCAGCCCTTCCCATATCTTGAAAACTCATTATACTATTAAAAGCCTTGAAAGTCAAGAACTTTTTTAAGATATGGTAGGGTGAAAGCCAGTTACACCTTTCATTTAACGACTGCCAAGCCTAGCCGCCCTCCAATATCCTAGAACTGCCTACCAACTGCGACAACTCAATGAATTGCCCGTTAAAGCGCCATCTCGATAGTTCTTCGCGCTTTCCATTTTCTCAATATAGACACATTGAGCGTCAAAGTCAATAATTAAGTTTACCAATCGTAAACAAAACCACTATAACCACTTGCCAGAACTGCCTCTCGCCATAGGTCACGCTTAGCATAGCAAGCATCCCAAAATTCAGCCTGATATCCTGGCTCCTCACCTTCCGTAGTTGAATTTTGACAAACTTGTTCGTCTATTTCAGCATAAGTTGCGGTTTGATGCCTTTCGATACAAAAATCGTCATAAAGGCAATCGGAATAAATATCCATAGGTCTATCTATCCAAGGCCATATAGGCAAAATATCTTCAGAAGATAAAAAAGCACTCCATCGGGTATCTAGTGGGATGGAGGTGTCTGTCAAACAAAGGACTAAATCAGCTCGCAGATTTTCACGTCTGTTTAAAAATGCTAAAATTTCGTTTTCCATATTGTCTCCTTTGATGACTCATTGTACCTAAGAAGACCAAAGAAGTCAAGAACTATATTAAATGTTCCCGTCTGTAGCCCATTCGGACTCTAACTCCAAAACACAGTCAACTAGAGTATCTTCGAAATCTTCCACAGCACCATCTAAAATTGCTTTAATATCTTCAATATTTAACTCGCCCCAACCGTCTTCTTCTAGTTGTTCTTTCATCCAATTTAACTTATCCGACATTATGTCTCCTAAAATCTAATTCATATTCTTTTGCCCATTCTTCCACTTCTTTTACGAAATAGCTAGGCTCTGTTATAGTACCTAAAAGGACGTCAAATACGTCATCAGCATTTGCATCATCCATTTGGTTTGCAATCCATTCAGCTTGTTTCATTGAAGGCTTACGCATCAATCAATCTCTGACAGTAAGTCATGCATTGCTTTATGTATTTTTTGTAAGTCTAACTTACCTGTTTTTGCAAGTGTAGGGGCTTCAACACCTAACCATGTGCAAATGTCTCTAACCAGTTCTTCCTTCTTCACGATGGCATCACCAGTTTTAGTTGTGCGTTGCGGTGTTTGATAAACTCCAGCACTTGATAGTTTAGCTATAACTGAACGAACAGACTTGTCTATTCTTTCTGAAATTTGGTCTACAGTTTTTCGACAAGGATTAGCCTTATATTCTTCTATAATTTCTTGAGTTAATTCTTCACTATAGCTCATCTATTTCTCCACCGCCACGCTATCCAATCCTCTAAGGCTCTAGCTTCTAATTCCCAAGGCCTGAGAAAGTATTCTTCCATATTATTTTCAGTACCTACGTACATCTGACCTTTCCAAAACCAACGAAATTCGTTATGAAAGGAGACAAGGTCTCCTCGTTTGTGTTGCCAAACGTGGACCATTTCATGTCCGATAGTTTTAATTAAATCTTCGCCCTTTAACCACTTTTGAATTTCCATATTAAAAGAAGCATCATCGTTCTCTATACAATATGAAAAGTCACCTTCTTCTTTAGCCCAAGAAAGAGTTATTGCTGGTTTTATGTCTAGTAAATTTGCTACAAATTCAGCACGTTTGGTTAGTTTTTTAGGTCCGATAATTCTCATTTAATTTCCATAATTATAATGTAGATAACCAAGATAGTCAAGAAGCAATTTTAATATCTTTGAAAAAAAGTGTGACTAACTTCAACTGTTGCAGATATGTCATAAGTGCTTAGCACAGGCTCACCCCTAAAGTCATATTGAGGAGACCCTTTTAGATTAACTTGCTTAGGCTCAATTGTAATACCTCGTTTTTCAAAGTATTCAACTATAGCTATTTGAATATCAATTTTTGACATTTTAAATTCAGATTTCATATTTTAATCCATAATGTTGAAGTATTTTTAAGCCTGATTCGTACTCTTCTAGTTCGTAGAAAGGTCCACCACAGCAGTCAGGGTCGCTGCAACTATTATCTGTTAAATAACCTATTACGTCATCAAGAGCAAAACGTAAATTTTGTAAACCGTCCAAGTTAATTATCTGCATTATTATTCTCCAGTTTAGCAATATGCGCAATCAAAACGTCACTAAGCGCACTATAGAATTGCTGGTCTGTTTTGGCAGAAGTTTTAGCTTGTTCAATCTCTGCTTACAGTTCAACAATACGCGCATCCTGTGCGGCAAGGGCTTGGGCGGCTTTCTTTAGCAGGCGGGTGCGGAAAGTGCCGTCATCCGAGTAAGCGGCAAGTTGCGCTATCAGTTCCTTATTGTCCATCATAATCTTCCAATCTCTTGCCAGTAAAACCAAGCCAGAAAGCGCGTTTGAACGCTCTCCACTCTGCGACCATACGGGCTATTTCGCAGCGGTCTTCACTGTCCATCATTCGCCTCCGGTGGGCTGTCTGGAAAGTGATTTTTCACTAGAGCTAAAATCCGGTCTGTCTTTTGGTTCATCGTTCTAGCGAATTCGTCAGACTGTTGCATAAGTATATCAAACGCAAAGTTGCGGGACAACAATTCAGCCTCTAATTCCGCGACTCGCTTTTTCAGATAGTTCTCCACTGTCGGGCGAAAAGACACCTCCGGCAGTGCTTTAACGGCTGCTATGGCGTGTTCGAGCGCCTGATTGTAGGCCGCGTCATCTTCGCGGATGCCGAGGTTTTCCAACCTCTGGCACCCAACAACCGAGATAGCCGCAATAACGGCGTTTTGTGATAGTTGGCGGTCAGTCATTGGTTGTCCTTTCGATCTGGTCGAGCATGGCGCGAAACAGGATAACGCATCGCGTCCCTTTACTTGGCACATGGTCGCGTTGACGCATTTCAGGTTCATCAAGCAACCATTGCGGAATTTCATAGCCGCTGCGTTCTAGGTGTTTGAATAGTGTATCAGGCGTCTTTGGTTCCATGTCCAGCCACATCATTATCTGGCGCGGCAACCCATCCCATGTGCTTTCTTCGCCAGCCTGTTCACGGATATGGGCGAAGGTTGAGGCGCAATCCGCTTGTGCAACGTCCGGCTTACTCAATTCAGCTTGTGTAAGGTCATTCTGCATTCGTGTTCTCCAAAGCCATCGCCAGCGCAGTCATAGCGCATAGCTGGATGTTGCGGTCGGGGCGGCTGGCGCGATGTAGTTTGCAGCCGGTTGCCACTCTAAATTGACATTGGCCGAATGCCGTATCATGGCTGCTATCCCACCCGCGCCGGTCGTTCTCTGCCACTATCTCGGTGAGGTCGAGCTTGGGCAATGTCCACTGCACATCTTTGTCGCGTACCCACCCACTAGCGCAGCTTCCTTGTCCTACTGGAATTGCTTTTTCCCACGACCACCCGCAAAGCCGCGCCATTTCTTCGCGGAGTTCGGGCGTTAGTTGCGTTGCCGCTGCTAGGCGGGTTGATAGTGTTGTCATGGCAATTTACTCTGGCAACGGATGCAAAAGTGACGGCTCGGTTTCCCGCGTTCACAAAACACGCCAAGAGCAAAACAGGTGCAGCACGCTCCGGCAATTATTACGTATATTATGTATTCCATCACACACCTCCCAACGTCGCAAACGCTGCAAGGAGCGCGGCTTTGGCGGCCCCTACAAAGTTCGGCCAATTATCCTCTGTCATCGTTGTATTCAGGCTTATCGCCCTAGCCGCAGCCTCCACCACTTCCGGCGTTATCCGGTCGGGCGCGTAGGCGGTTTTCTGTCCGGATGCATACGCTTCCTGCGCTATTGTCAGTCTACGTCCTTTGTATGACGGCTTCATTTCGGGATAGTGTTTGGCGACAATATCACGAGCAACTTTTTCCTTATCCATCATTCGCCTCCTTTGCGTTGCGTATTGCAGCGGCGATGTCGTGATACTGTTCAGGCGATGAAAGACCCTCCGCAATCACCGCAGCCCGTTCCATGCCGCGTTGTTCTGCCGCTATGCGTTCGTCTTCTCGTATTTTTGTTTCAAATTTTGCAAATAAACGTATTGCTCCACCTTGTGGATGATTATCGTATTTTCCCGAAAACCAGCCTTCACGCATTTCTCTATCCGGCACACAATGAAAATCATTATAATACCAAGCATACTGCCTAGCTTCTTTACTTATTTTCATGCTACTTGTTTCTCCAGTTCGGGAACTCTGCTAACTACAATTTGCCAGACGTGCCCCTCTCTTGTTCGATGAACGAACGCAATTGGGGCAAACGGGTTGGTTGTCAAAAGCATCTTTGCTCTAAATATAAGCAGAGATAGGATATTACTTAACAAATTTTACCTCAATAATATTGGGTTGCATAGAGAGAAACTCGTTACGCCAGCCAGTAGTTCTAACTGTGTAAGTGCTTCCAACTTTAAATTTAGCTTGTAAAGTACCACTATTAAATTTAGCGTTCAACAGGTCGTCACGGTTTTCAAAAACCTCACCACCTGTGCCGTAAACTACGTAATAGCAATCTGTAGTTTCACCCGCGCTATCACATTTACGTTCCTTAGAGTCTACTGTAAATGTGTGAGTTTCTTTATTTAATTGACCACAAGCAGATAGTGAGAGTCCCAAAGCTAAAACTGAAACAATTTTCTTAAACATATTTTTCTCCATGAATTTCATTTTGTAGTGTAGGTAAGTCAGATAAAGACGTACCTATAGTCCAGTCACTAGGAATTGGACCGAGTCCAACAGCTGTTATTGTTGGTTCATCAAAAACCGTATAACCACAGTCTTCTACAAGAGTTGCTCCCATATGGGGACGGAATTTATAGTACAGTTCCTCTAGCTCGTCGACAGTATCTACAACTAAGGTGATTTTACGGGCATCATTTCCGTTTTTATAAGGAAGCATTACGTCCCTATAATAATCAGAATAATGGTGTCCGTTTATTTCAAGACGGTTTTCTGCATCCCACCAAGCATGTAGAAAGGCGTGACCCGCTTGCGCAGCAAGCTTACCCTCAAACTGCATTTGTTTAAGAGTTTCTCGCGCAAAAATAGCATACATTTTTAAAATCATGCTGACACCAGTGCATATAAAAATACCGCCGCTAGAGTTACAAATCCAAACCAAAAGGTTCCTTGATTATCCATATTCTTCATCCATACATTGTTTGCAGTGCCATTCACCGCGTTCATCTTGGTCTTCGATAGGTAAAATCCAGTCACAGCCTAGACATGTGAACCAGTCATTATCGAAAATACCACAAACTTCTAATTCGTTATCATCAAAATCGTTTCTAGTGATGATACCGTTCTCAATAGCATCATCAATCATAGCTTCCATATGTGTAGACGAGCCTCCGTCTACTTGTTGAAAGATTTTAACAAATTTATTTCTTAATTCGTCATTCATCGTTATTTCCTTATCTTTTAAGAAAATACGCTTTTTAAGCTTAAAAGTCAAGATTTATTTTTAAACTAGAACCGCAGTTACTAAAATAAGCAAAATCATAACTACGCAATAGTATACATAGCTATCTATACTTCTCCATCTATCGCTGCAGTCATATTGCTCACAGTAGCTACTAACTACTGCGGCCTTATATTTAATAATTTCTTTTTTTACTGTATTGTAAATAGTCATATGACTGTTCCTTCTTCAAGAGAGAATGGAGTGACAAATCTGTAATAATCTCGTTTCCGGTTTCGTCTGTGAGTTTAAGGGTGGTACTTGCCACGGCAGAAGATTTTGCTTCTCTGCTTCCTCCCAATTCAGATTGAGCCAAAATGCTTTGTTCTCGTTCGAGAATTTGTTTCGCGAGTTTTTTAGTGAGTTCTTCATTATGAGTCTGTTTCTTATCTATTTCAAACTTTCTAATAGCTTTACCTAAGCTATTTTGTTCACTTACTGTAATATCTACTAACTCTACGTTATCTATAAATATAGTTATTTCAGCTGAATAAGAATTAGTTTCTTTAAATACTTTTATATTTAAACCATCATGTATAACATACTGTGTTGTATTTTTCCAATTTTGTGGCTCTACACGTAGTAATTCTAAAATCAATTCAACGGCAGGTTTGTGAGGTGGGGGAAAGCTCTGGGGATCTATTGCAAGCTGGTAAGTACGAGAAGATAAATCTAGGTAGCTCATAATACCAGCCACAACAAGTATAAGTAGGACACCAAATTCGATCATCTTAAGCCCTTTTAGTAAGTAACAGGTTGTTTAATTCTGGGTGGAATGCTCTAAAAAGGGCTTCTCGTTCTTGAATAGAACATTCTTTCTTAATAATCTCTTCTAAACATGCTTCAAAGTGGCCGTTTAGAGGCCTGAAGTTACCAAAAGCTGGCATATTATACTCCCATCCAGTACTTCTATCTAAATTGAAAACAATTCGTTTTAAGCCTTCTTTAGGAAAATTTACTGAAGTTCTGCTAATAGACCATTCTTCTGGATAGTTCTTTAAGTGGTCAATAGCCATTTTTAGTGTTTCATGATCTTTACGCAGCTTACCTCTAGTAATTCTGTCAAAGAAATGGGAATACTTTTCAATAGGTATAACTAAAAAGCTGGTTATTAGCATAACTAGAAAAATTAGCATTAATAATACAAGCTCAGGTGACATTTTTAATTTCCTTAAATTTAGCTTTTATACCTAAGTGGCACTTATGGTCCACTAACTCTTCTTGATTACCAAAGTAATTAGTCCAATATATCTTTTCTTTTATAGTGGTTTGGCCGTGTTCTGTAACGTAGATTACATCTTCTTGGCCACACTTGTGGCACTTAGACCTTTGCATCTTCTAATGTTATTTCGTGCTTTACAGTCAATTCAGTAAATTTAATGCATTTGACAACATTCTGTTTCGACAATAAAGTATTGTTACGTTCTATCCATTCAATTAATTCTTCTTTGGTTGTAAAAGTTAATATAGTTTGATAGTATACAGGGGTATAAATTCCTGGAGTATAATCATCTTCTACTTGATAAAAGTCCTTAACAATAACGCCATAATTATAGGTCATATAATCTTCTTTATTCAGTCGACATGGTCCAAATTTACAAGTAGGGCAGCTTCTAGGTACTAAAGATGCTCCGCTCGCGATTATCTCTTCTCTACATTTCATTTTTTACTCTCTTTACTGAAGCATTCACTTTTTTAGCAAAAGTATGTGTATGTGAATAATAACCTATAAGACTTATAGTCGTCTCAATGTTATCAATTAAAATCTCTGTTCCTAAAATAGCTTGCATAATAACTGTTTTATGCTCCGTTAATCTAGCTTTTCTTTCTCGTATGATTTTTTCTACAATTACATAGCCTACTTTATCTGGCCCGCATTCTAGCAGACAAGTTGCAACCAAATTCATCATAGCTAGTCTGTGGAAGTGTTTGGATAATAAGTCTCTGTGATTTCGGTATTGTTCTAATTCTGCTACCAAAATTTTCTTATCTGTTTCGAATTTATAAGATTTGTCTTCGGGATTACCAAAATATCCAAAGCCTCTATCAATAAGAGAAGGTTTTATTTGTTTTTTAAGCCACTTATGATAAGCCTTAAAGGTCAGTGAGATACTGGGGGTGGGTTCTAATACGCTAGAACTGCGAATTTCAGCTTCACCCAACAAGCGTAACTGGTCCAAACATTTATCATAGTTTGGACCAGTTTGTTTATTCATATATTCAACAAATTCTTTGGCTTCTAACACATCTTATCTCTTTTCAGCAATATCTCCAGCAATATCCCATAAAGCGCATGCAAGAATAAACACGAGAATAATTAATAGTACTATACCTATGATTTTACCGTAGCCGAACGCCGCTGCCAAAGCTATAGTTACAAGAATTAGTATTATCAGTAAAAATACAAAAAACTGCCTCATTAAAAGCCACCTTCTCTAAGAAAATGACCAAAAGCCGCCAAAAAAGCTAAGGCCACAAGTATTAGTATTGCTAGACCTACATAAGGTACTGAAGTTACAAACCAAGTAAAACCAGCTACAATACTAAAAGTAAGTATTAAAGTTAGTAGTGCTATTCCTATATTAAGGATAGCGTCTATAATTATTGCTTTCATTTAATTAAAATCTTCCTTAAATTAGTTTCAATGTTTTTGTGTAGAGGGGCAAATTTTGAGACTCCACTAATAAAGATAGCCAAAGGTATACTAATAGGCCAAAGTACCCCCATAAAAGTGGGCTCCGGATTATCGAAAAATCGGTCGTACGTATAGGCTCTTATCCACGTAACCATTGCGGTTAAATACCCTACAAGTAAATAACCTAAAATTGAAGCAAAAATTAACATTACCAATCTTCCTCGCTTAAAGTAAGTATCATAAAGATTATAGCCACAAAGATATTAAGTATACCCGTAACGAAATGAACATCCATAGGATTTACTGAACCTACTACAAAGTTAAGTACAGCAGAAATCACATTAAGTAAAACAATTAATTTATACATCATAAAAACCCTCAAAATACATATAGGATATTGTGATTATTAGTACGCCTAGGCTTACTAATAAGCTCATAAAGAGGTCATAATACAACCACAGTGCATAATGTGTTAAAGAAAGAAAAAAGTATTAATAAACATAAATCTTTACTCATAATCCAACAAAATCCTACATATTATATAATCAGAACATATCAATATTGTTGATACCCCCACAAATAAGTTCAATGAAAGCCCGCCTAAGACCCACATGAACATGTTACAAAGTCCAATAAACAAGGTAACTAAACACAAAATATCAGTTCTATTCACTATTTAAATCCCTATACTTTACAACTAAGCAAATCGCAATGATTATAGTAGGTGAAACTAAATAGATCATTTGCCCGCTAGCTAGCCAGAAAATAAAATGTAGAACCAAAAGAAAAACTAATGAAGCCTCGAATAATTCGTCATTCATAATTTTTGAACCCACTCATAGTCCTCAGTAAATTGTTCAGCGGCACTTTGACAGTGTGCTTCTTTATAGGCTGCTTTATGTTGCTCACGACAGGGATTAGCATAAAACCTACCATCGACGTCTTGCAGAATTTCATAACGAAATCCCACATATTCGTAATTAGTATGCACAACTCGCATTAAAAAAATCCTTTGTACCAAAATCTCTCAAACCAACCCATTTCAGATTTGATTTTTACTTCTGTTAGAAAATTGATGGACCATACTGCATTAAATTTCTTATAATCTTCTCTAGTGAAAAAGAATATTATATGTGGTTTTACTCGTGGAATATAATTAAGATTTTCTACACACCATGCGCTAACTTCCGGCTTCCATACAAAATAGTATTCTGGCCTAGGTGGTCCATTAAACCATATACATTTAATCTCACCGTAAGAACATTCAAACATTATAAGACTTTCCATACTCTAAGATTTCGTTTCGAACTTCACGCATTTCAGTGCAGATATCATGACGTAGTTTATGCAAACCTACAGCTGAGCGACTAGCTACACCATGACCTGTATGAGCCCCATAAGTTTCACCTAATTGTCTGTGTAGTTCGTCGTATTTGTTAAGTAAATCTTCCATCTTTTTCTCACTTTCAAACTGAAATATAAAACAAAACAGCTTGAATAGCAAGAACTATTTTAAGCTTTATCTAAGCAACGAATCATATTACTAGAAGTGCTGGCGTACACTAACTTACGTTTTCCTATAATGACGCAAAGCATTTCCCATTGTTGCTCTGTTACAGGCTTCTGAGAAGATCCGTCCGCCAATAGTTCGTACAAATAATCCTGGTAAGTGAATGAGTTCTCTAGTCCTAATGCTCTAGATAGCGGGTTGTGTGTGAACATTAATAGTTTCCAATCTTGTTAATTGTTCTTGAATGTTTTCGATCGCTGAGAGTGTTACTTGCGTTAATTCTGTTACTGTCATCGTATTACTATGGCCACAGGAACCATTATATAGCTCCCCATTAAAAGTGTAATAAGCTAACTCTCCTAAAGTCACATTTATAATATGGCCACAAACTTGACACCTAAATTCAGCACTTCCCACGCCACACCGCCTTCTCTTTAGTTGATAAAGACAACCAGTCAGAGCAGCCTGTAGCTTCATAAAGCTGCCGCGGCTTTTCATCTAAGTACTCTAGTTCGTTCATGTAAGAAACCAACTGTCTTAGCAGTACTTGAAGGTTATGTTCAATTATTTCTTGGTCCATTTTAAGGATAAACCTCCCCAAAATCTAGGTCTATAGGTTCTAGGTCGTCGTAGTTTTCTGGCTCCGGCGGGTCATATTTCCATTTATCCGGATTTGCTAGAGCATCGGCTTCGAACTCATCCCATGTGATGTATTTACCATTCACATAAGTTTTAATTTGTTTAACCCATTCAGCCACGTTACCATCACAGGAGTCCCAGATAAACCCAAGCATAAATTCTGGTTCGGCTTGTTCATCTAAACACTCCTTACAAAAAGCAAAGCTTATTGCTCCTAGACACGAGGAGGCTACGCCTAGTGTGGGAGACCGCCCACAAACCTCACAATCCAAGCGCATCTTTTTCTTCCTGTGTTAGTTTTGCTAGTGCACGTCCGCGAATAGCTTCATTGATTTCTATTAGAGCATTATAGTGTTGCGCTAGAAATTCTGTGACATTTAGCTCTTCTTTTACAGAAACAAAGTATTCTACATCAACTACGTTATCACTTAGTAACTCCAGAAGATGGCTATCAATTTTTTCAAATTCATAAGTACCTATATCGTGGTATCCGTGGTCTATAACTACCAAATATTTCACAGATAGTACTCCTCTTTAATGTATACACCAATTATATAACAAGCAAAAGAAAAAAGCACTGACCAGAAAATTACCTGTAGTACAAGCGTAGTACTTAAAAAATAAATAGCCGCAAATAAACAGGCCGTTCCCAGTAGCGCTACTAAAATAGCTACTAATCCTATTCCAACAGTCTTAATTATTTCAATCATATTGCTTTCAAGTCCTCTAATTTATAAAACATCCATTCATGACCCGCCGAAGGGCGGGTAGTTATGCGTAGTGTTGTATAAGTATAATCTTCCGGATATTGTCCCATTGCTTTATATTCAATTTCATCTATACTAAGAATTACTACACACTTACCATGCCACGAAGGGAGATGATGTTTAGTAGTTATCTCTGCTTTTGAACCAACTAGTAGTCCTCGTTGGTTTGCTTGGTAAATTGTTTCTGAATTTTTACGCATAAATCCCTTTCAAGAACTCACTATAGTGTGAAAAACCATAACAGTCAAGAACAGAATCAACTTCTGCCCAGAATTAGACTACAGTTTTTGACTATTTTTAAGGGGTGCCCCTATTCTCCAATAGTCAAATCTGCATCGTATATGTCTTCTTTTTCTGTAACATGTTCTTTAGTTTCTGATTCGTCACGAACCAACATCGCTTGATACTGACTAATCATCGTTTTCATAGCAGAGTTAGCAGCACTAAAATCACCAAAACTAAAAGGAGTTCGAGACCACACATCATTCAACTTTGCATAAAGTACAAAATTTCCACCAGAACTATCCGTCGCTAGTGCTCCGTTATTTACAATCATAGCACGCATTACATGACCCTTAACGTCATCATGCACGCTAGTATCGAACAGTGCTAGTTTTCCTTCGGAATTAAAATCCGCAAAAAATACTGTATCTTGTTTAGAACCATCACCGCCGTAACGGTCACGATTTTTACTAGTGAGATAACCTACTGTTAACTTATTTTTATTCTTGTCTAGCTTTGTAGAGTAAAAGATATTTTTCATGTAATTCTCCAAATTGTGCAACTTCGTTGCTTGAATACTGACACATTAGTGTGTTAAGTAGCAGTATAGAGAAAAAGACCATCTTTGTCAAGGATTTTCGCAAGGGGCCTTAAATAAAGACTTGGGTATTTCACTCCGTTTCTACCGTACCCCCTCCAAAAAAGTTCTTGCATTTGTGGAAAAAGTGTGTTATAACATATATTATATGATGGATTGATACACAAATTCTTTATATTACTAAAAATAGATATCACTCATGGAATATTCTCTGGCGTAGCTCCGCGTAGCCAAGAGAGAATGTTCCCTGTGAAGTGAGATATCTATTAACTTATATCTACTTCTATCTAACTTATCGCAAACGTAGTACGCTTCGCGTACACTTACTAACTACTTATCTACAACTCGCTTTTACCAACAACTTCACCACAAATTTATTACTGTCATAATAGCTTCTGTCGGCTACAACTCCGTGTTTTGAAAAACACCATTTTCGACTTGATTATTTGTTACGTTGCTACTACTGGGATACTAATGGGGCTGTGGATGGGTTTGTTTTGATTTATGTGGACTTATAAGAGGATTCCAGCGCCCAGGCCGCCTCCCTCCCTAGTCCACTCTAGCTCGTTTAAACCTCCATTGGTCTAGTACTAGTGGGGGTATTTTATTGCCTTACGAATATATCTAGTGTTGATATTGTACTAGATTGAAGCCTTTTTCACGCGAAGCGTGAGTCCTGCTACAGCTTGCTGCAGGTCCGCAGCAAATTTTTTTCGCCGGCCCGAATTTTTCGCTGTCGGGCGCAGAATGTTCCAGAATACCAACTCTCAACGACCAAAACGAGTCGGGAAATGAAAATAAGTCGCTTTAACTCAAAGTTGGGGCAAATAAATTCACCTTCGGTGAAAAAACTTGCCCAAGCTTCGTTAAACTACAAATAAGTCGGAATATGTCCAAAACAGGGCTCATTGAAGGCCTACTGGTATGAGCTTGCAACAACACGTGCGCGGAGACGCTCAATTTAGCACTTGACTGATGCTTCAAGCTCTGCTAGTATACCAGGGTGGGGAGGGGCTGTTTAAGTTGTATATTTGAGGTAAGTTGTGGCCACACGTAAAAATAGTACTAGATTTCGCACTGGGCGGCCGGCGCACGTATGCGTAAAATAGTTGTTGACGTACTACTCGCGTCGGCGCTAGGGGGTTGTTCCTGTTTTGTTCCACTTGCCGCGAAGCGGCATGATATGTTATAACATATCATGCGTATATGGTGAAAAAGGGCGGCATTTCTGCCGCCCTCCACGTTCTTTTGCAAGGTTGCCCGATTATTTGCAATTACGGACGTATAGGCAGACCAGAACATCTATTTCAATAGGGATTATGCAAAGCGCCCCTTGAAGTCTCATTTCAAGCCCCGTAACCTAGATTTACGTTGTCAATTCGGTGAATGCCTCCGCCGTCTTGATAGCTTCTTATAACAACAAAACGGCATCATGTCAATAATTAATTTTATTAAAGCTAAATAAAATTCAAGCCGCAGGGCAATCGCGCACCCTGCGGCTCTAGCTTGTTGCGTTTTTGTCGCTACGGGAACAAGCCCCAACGTCCGTCAGCTTATGGCAACACACGGAACCACCCTCAATGTCCGGTAGCGAACCATATCAATGAGTCAAGAGAGCTTTATTGTCCTATATCTAGGTTTCCACCCTCTTGATAATCTCTTATAGCGCGCTTTGACTGTTCTGTCAAGACTTATTTTCAGAAAAAATCAAAAAGCCGTTACGGTCATGACTCCGCAACGGCTTTTCTTTTTCACGCGAAGCCAAGCGAGCCTCTTTTACGTTATGTGATAACGCCTATTTACTGTCAAGCGGAATAGGTTCCGGTTTCGTTTGGTATTATCGACAGGCCGAAATAGCCTACGCTCCACCTTAGTGACAGGAAGTGTCACACCAATTTATTAACCCCGTATTGGCACGCTATCACGGTATCTAGGGCCGGACTACCCACCCAAGACGCCTCCACTTGCTTAAGGCTTATCTCGTCTTGATAATCTCTTATATCGCGTTTTGACCGTCCTGTCAATAAAAATAATCGCAAAATGTGAAATTTTTTCGCTTGACAGTAACTAGACTTATAGCTATACGTAATTATAATGGGTGGGGTATCTGCAAATTTTCGGCGCCAATTTTGGTCGCTACTTTTATTATAGTGGCGGAATTGGATCTTGTCAAGTGAAAAAAGCGCAAAAATAAACCCGCACAAGGCGGGTTTATTTCCGGTTAAGAGGCCCGTGTCAATTCGGTTTAGCCTCATTCAGTGCAAGCTAACTCAAAAACGAGCAGATTGACCTTATAGCGTTCTACTATTGCCTTGCTTGTTGTCACCTTCGCCTATCTGTCCTAGCGTGAACGTCTAGAATATTGTCCGCTAGGGCCAAGAATTACTTCATATTGCTTTTAATGTCAAGCAATAAATGCTTTTTCTATTTCCGCAAATTCATCTTCAAACGACCCACCGCCAGCGCGTTCGCCGTCATGGATTTCCGGATCATATTCCTCGATAATTACATACGGTCCCTCATCCTCGACGCCGTCTTCCTCCTGCTCTTCCTCGCTCATTTCCTCGTAGCGGTCCCATGCAGCCTGATTAGCGTCTTTTTGTGCTTGCTCACCTAAATCGGGGTAAATCCCTAGAACGTCTGTATATTCAGTGCCGTTGCTATTCGGGTGCCAGTGGCTTTTGAAAATTACTCGCATTTTTGTGCCCTTTTGTCAAAAACTTAGAGAGCCTTTCCAAAACAGGGCTAGTTAGGCCGCTATTCACGATTACTAATCTTGACGCCTCAACAGCGTTGAAAAGGCTCTCTAAATTTTCGACGGGGAATAATGGCCATTATTCCCCGCTTAGCTAGAATTTATACCACTAGCGGTAGATTTTGAGTAGCTTTTCTGCCACGCCCTTTAGCGTCAATCCCCAATAGGTGTCCTCTCCGCTACCACACGGAATAAGGTCAGGGCAATGGCTAAACGCTTGCACAAGGGTTGGTTACTTCCTTGCCTCGTTTCTCTCTTATAGCGCGTTTTGATTGCACTGTCAAGAACTATTTTTCAGTTATTTTAATTCTGCCTGTTATTGTGTGATAAGGGTAAACAAAAGTTTTTGCTTCCCCGTCACAATATTGCACAACAGCGAAATAAGCAGGATTGTCGTAAACCATATCTAGCTTATTAACTTCTTTGCCGCAAGGGCCAACCCCTAATGAAAAAACGGCTACAGCATCCCTGTCAGAAACACTTGTGCCAGTTGGATGGGGTTTAGCCCATCGACAGGGAATCTTAATTTCTGTAATTATGGTAGTCATCTTCTACGCCCTTTCGTTAATCTCGTTATGCCTTAATCCATTTGTATTGTCAAGTAAAATCGCACGTAATTTTATTGCGTGTTGGCGACACAAAATTTTCGGCGCCATCCTTGGTATGAACATAACAACATTTTTCGGGCTTGTCAAGCCTTTTAACCATTTTAATTGTGGATAAGTTTTGGCTGGAATCTTGATGTTATGTTATAACATATCATTATGCAGTATTAGCAAAAGGGGCAATTTGCCCCTTTTGCTCTTTTGCCCTTACGGCTCATTAGGAAATTGGCCGTTGCTACTATCCGTTATATTCCTAACCTGTCCAACGGTTTCACTTGGGAACGAAAGGTTTCAAAACGTCGTCGCGTTTATATGGGCGGATTGAAAGCGCCGCCCCGCTTGTTGGTCCGGCCTTAGCCGTCCGTGCCTGTTGCTTCCACAGGATCACCACCCCGACTTTCAAGCGCCGCAACAATGGTTTCAAGCGCCTGTTTAGGTGCTTTGTCCATGCCGTCAAGCTTGGCCGCATTTACACCGGCAAGCGATGCAATTTGATTGACCAAATCGACTTTTTTCGTGACCGGCTTGCCGTCCTTTGTTGTCGGTTGCTTGCGTTCATAGGTGATCGGCACATTTTCGCCGTCAACTTCCACAGTGTCGCCAGCGCGAACCATTTGAGAGATTTTGGCAACAATTGAGCGATAATTGCGCGGTCCGTCTTCACTATTCATCGCAGGATCAGCGGCAAGCGATTTTGCGAGATCGAGATTTAGCGAACCGCCAGCAGCAGCAGCAGTCGAGACAATCAACGCAACTTGTGCGGCGGAATAATTCGGTGTTTTTTCTTTAGTCATTTGCATTTTCCTTTTTTCAATTTGGCGACATTGCCAACTTGTTTCAAGTTTGGAGGCTTCCCCGCTCTTGATAATCTCTTATACCTAGCAAGCGCCTTGCTGTCAACATTTATTTTCAATATCTGCAAATAATTTTGTGTAATGATATAACGTATCATTCCAAGGTAAAAGAAAAGGGCGACACAATCAAGCGCCACCCCTTCCTTATCGCAATCAAGCGAATAAAATTTGTCGCTGTCCGTTGTCATAGGTGACAAGGTGGGCAATCGCCCACGACGATGCGCCCTTGTTGTAATCCATATCTAGGGAAGCGGTAACACCGGCTGTATAGCAAGGGCCATATATGCTAGGGCTATGCGTATGTCCGGTGTTCATTTTTACACCTAATGCGGCAAATCCTTTAGGGTTGCCCCTTGCGCCATTAACCCCATTATGCCCATGATTGCCCATTTCCACACCGGCTATAGTTAGCGTTTCGTCCGTTTCGTGAAAGTCGATGCTTTCTGCAAAACGACCACCCCCGATATTGGAATAAGCAAAGGATAGCATATTAAAGTAATCCTTGCCCCCTTTTTCTTGATGCTTGTAAAGTGCTAACATGCAATCAAGATACACAACAGCATTTACGGGATCATTTTTAAAATCGGCATTTTTCAACCAAGTATTAATCGCAAGGTCGTGATTGCTTTCAATAACATGCAAGTTAACGCCAGTTGCAAGAAATTCATCTACAATAGCGGCCATTTTTTGCAAGTCGCCTTTGACGGTATTTCCTGCGACCATTTGCGCATGAATGAAAGTCGGATCTTTTATATTGTGATGATTACGGGATGAAAAATCTAGCAGATCATGCAAAATCACGTTAGCCGGTTGCAACTGCTCTATAAGAGCAAGCGCCGCTTTCATGTTTTTACGCTCCATCTTTTCAGCGTGAATATCGCCAAATTGCAACGCCGCAACATGCCCTAACGCATCCTTAACCCCATAGGGTGAAAAAAAGCGGTCCATGTCATAAAAGCCCTTTGTCCCTTCCATCTGTTCAAGATGGCGGATTGTGCCTTTTTTCGTATCTACAAAAATAGCGCCGATTGAGTGCGCAAAGGCGGCTTGCGCCCCCGCTTTGCGCATAATGTAGTTTCGCTTTGTAATTGCACCAGTAGCGGCAATTACTTTGTTAGGGGCATTTTTTAGCGCCGCGCTAACGCGCAATTCAATTTTGCTGGCTGGAATTATAACTCCCACGCCAGCGGGTGCAATGCCGTCAAATCCGCTAGTCGGCCATTTTGTTGTTACAATGACGTTAGCGTCTGCGATAAAATGAAATTTGCCGCCTAAATCAATATGACCGGAAACAAGATAGGGTTGCACCGCATCATCATAAAAAATAGCGCCCTTCTCCCCTTCTGTGTCATTTACGTCCGGTTGCCTGAACCCGCCCTTGTTATAGGTCGTTCGGGCAATTAATAAAGTTGCGTCCATTTCAACACAATAATGTTGCAACGCTGCAAACATATCAGGGTCGATATCCGTGTTATTTTGCGCCACGGTCAAAACATATCGACCGTGCGGCATTTTCTTGATAACATCTGCAACGCTATCAATTGAAGCCGTTAGTGGCTTTGCGGCGTCCGCTTCCGCTTTTTGTTGCCGCTTGCGTTCTCGTGCAGCATCAGCTTGCAATTTTACAAGCTTTGTTTCATCGCGCCAAGCAATAAGCGCGGTAAAAAGCGCGTCTTTTGTTTCGCAATCGTCTTCACCGTCAAAATCTTCTACACTTTCATCAAATTTTTCCCGTGCCTTTTCATCTGTCTTAGCACGAAAAACGCCAGCAGCTTTGAAGTAAGCTATAGTTTCCGGTTGTAACTTAACAGTCATTTTCTGTCTTCCTATAATCGCCGCGATAGTTGCGACAAAACCGGCTTAGGCGAAACAAAACGGGATTGCAAGCGAAAAAATAAAATAAAAAGGCTTGACAACACGTTTATTTATGGTTATATGTAAGTTAAAGGTGGGAAGTCGCCTAAAATTTTCGGCGCCAATTGGCGGCTGAATAAATCCAGCCGCCTAATTTATTCCCGTTCGCTTAAAGGTGGTCCGCCATTATGACCTATTCCAGCGCGGGGCAAGTCAACCCCTTCGCGCGGGTTGATATGAATAACAAGTGTTGTTTCGTTTCCTAGCGCGTCTCGATAGCTTTTTGCATTCTCTACAAATTTTTCTGCTTCCTCTGGAATGTCTAAATTAGTTTTTTTCAGTTTCCAATAAAGCGCCGCAAGACCGCCAGCCGATAGGGCGAACATTACTAAAAATTCGTTCATGATGCTAATCTCCATTTATTTGCCAAATCAAAAATGCTTTTTCCGATTGTTTTCCCTTTTGCAAGTTGCCTATTGTAGCTAGTCGCGTCGCAACACACTAGCCTCTCTCCTATCATCGCTTGAATAACTTTTATATTGTCATCAAACATGATAGCGCCCATATCCGCTATAGATTTATAACCTTGTGATAGGGCATAGTCTGTTAGCAATCGAATTTTCAGATCACCGTCCCCTAAATTTTCATGTCGGGGACCGGCTAAATTACGGTATAGCAGCGCATGATAATGCAAACCGTTATCATGCAAAAAACTTTCGTAAATTGGCCCTAAATCAATAGGTAAATTCGGGTGCCTATCCCAAGAGCGCGCCGTGCATACAATTATTGTGTGCCCTTCATTATAGAAGCGTTTCCAACTGTCTGCCAAAGGTAGCAAGCTATCTTGCGCAATTTTTTCAGGAATTGAATTTTCAAACCAAAAATCTAAATCTATATCGCCGCAAGGCTTATTGCGGTAACGGTGGCTTGTGTCAATAACCGTCCCGTCTAAATCAAAAATGATATTTGCCATCTTTAATGCTCCTTTTGCCTTGCCTTAGCATTGTCAGAAAAGACTAGGCTTGTCAACAATAAAAAAGACATGCCCCTAAAATAAAATGCTTGACGTGCCCCATGCTTTCATCTATATGTAAGTTAAAGGTGGGAAGTCGCCCAAAATTTTCGGCGCTAATTATGTGACATTTTTGTCACATAATTATTTAGTCCTTTACCGTGATAACAATGCGATCACATTCATCAAAACCCACCATAAGCGATGCAAAGGCGTCACATTCATCTGAGTTATCCGCATCTGCTACATTAACTAAATAGTCCTGCATAGCATTGCGAAGCAAAACAGCGATTGCGCTAGAAATAGTTATTTCACATTGTTCTTCCATTGTCAAGCCCCTTTTCTCTAAAATATAGGTAAAAATATCAGTGCAAGCAAAACGCTTTGAAAAATAAAGCCTATCGAATTGCTAACAATATGCAATCGGTCCTGCGTTGCGACAGCCCGCCAAAGGTAAAGAACAAGCCCCGCCCATATCATCAAAACCATTGAAAGCGGGGGCAAGTTTTTAGTCCATCCTAACACATTGCCTATAGTGATAGGTAAGGTTGCGCCATGAATTAGACACATGCCGATCCAGCCGCCTTTCTCACTAGGTGGCATATTCCAGAATAATTGCGGCAATGTCAAGCCTTTTTTGAGTGCTTCATTCATCTTAATGATGCCTTTCGTTATATGCTAGCCATGCTAGTGTTAATTCCAATTGTTTTTCTCTGGCTTCAACTTCCCACGGTAAAAGCCAATAATCAGCAGTCGATTCATCTATAGCTTGCCCATCCCAGTAAACTATACTTCCGCATCCGTCAACCATTTTTCCGCTAGCATATTGCGCAACGTGCGTTAATTCGTGGGCTAGCGTCTCGATATAGTAAAGCGGATCAGGATCGTTGACTATATTACGATCAAAAGTTAGAGTGAAATCACAGTCACCATCTTGTTGCATATATGCAGCAAAATGTTTGTCTTGTTTTGTAAACCGACGGAAATTCTGCGTAACTATGACGCAATCCGAGATTTCCAACATAGCTCTAAAAAAATCAATCGGCTTTAACATTAATCACCTTTTACAATTGATAATTGACTGTTGACTGTCAACTGCTTTAATCGCAGTCTAACCCTTGCCAGTGCCGTGCAATTGGTTGCTCTTATAGCTTCAGCTTCTTGTAAAGTCAAGTAAATTGTTATCATTGGCGGCAGATTGTCGCGCGCCTGTTGCGTTTTTGCCATAGTGTAACCCTTTCAAGTCTTACCCTAGCTAATGGTTAACAAAAAGTAAATATCTTGAAAATAAATAAATAAAACGCTTGACAACCCACAAACGATAGGTTACACGTTATACATGGAGAAGCACGACCAAAATTTTCGGCGCCAATTGAGAATCATTCGCAATAAAAAAGGCCGGAAAAACCGGCCTATTCTATAATCCTTTCCGTAATTTTTCGTTCCTTAATTCTTTGAAAGTCTCGTTTTCGTTCCCTAGCCTTTTCTAAGGTATCAAAAGCCATGACTTCCCTGCCAGATTTAGCGATAATCACATAGCTAATAGATTCCATTTTATCCCCCTGTCTTAACCCAAGCTAAACCTAAGCCCTTAATTTCTTGTCGTTCATATCGTTGACCTAAACCGGTCCCAAGCTTTCCGCCGTTTCGCTTAAAGCAAGGCGCGCAGTAGTTGCCCCAACCAAATGGTAAGCGAGCGTCGAACATTGTGTTATTAAAATCACGATTGCAGCAATTGCAATTTTCAAGCGGCGATAGCCAAAGCTTAGGGGCTTTTTCCATCGCCTGATCTGCTGCTATTTCCATTGCAACGCTTCTATAGTAATCATTGCAGGACATTTTTTGCCGCCTTTCTATTATTGCACGCAAGCACTGATGCGTTCATATATATAATCTGAAAGCTTTTCAATCTGGAAGTTGCGTAACGCCGTTTCGGGTGAAGCTTCTAGCTGCGACATTTTTTCGTTTAGTTCCGCCATTGTCATGGCGTCTAGGATTCGTCTCGACATTTTATTAACCTTTCTTTGAACAAATATACATTAGTAAAACAAAAGCGATAGAGCAATAGACAATGCAAAAAAGTGTAAACGGTTTCATATCACTTACCCCAAGCCGTTAACATAGCGTTAGCCGTGCCGATAGCGTCTATTGCGCAATCAGTATAGTAGGCCAGTGCTTCATTCTTGCCCTTTATTTCATTATATGAAAGGCTAGGCCATTGCGCGCTAATAGTTTCCAACGGAAAGGAAATTCTAAATTCCCCATTAATGCAGCGACAAGTCAAGCCCTTAGCTCTTATTGTTGCAATCGTTTCTGTTTGTTTGCGAGTTGCCATTTTTTTTAGTCCCTTCGTTGTCTTGATGTCCTATCTTAACACCCTATCAAACCTTGCATATAGTGTTGCGACGAATCGAGTGTTTTATGCGATGAAACGAATTCACGTTTTGTTCCGCTATAACAGATGATATAACGTATCATATATGCAAGAATCATGCCAAGTTTGGCAGGCCATATTGCCATGCAATAATCATGCCAAACATAGCATATGCCCCGTAAGCCCCTAGGAAGCCTCCTGAGAGCCATTTGCCCTTTTGCTTACCTTAGTCCATAAAAATAAAGTTTCGCGCTGTGCGGCGTTTTCACGTTTTGTTCCGAAAATAATGCTTGACAAAAGCGAATATTACAAAATCAAGCAAGCTTGTTGCTTATTCAAGGTCAATAACGCAAGATAATGTTAATTCATCTGAATGAATTGTAATATAATTGCGCGCAATAATGTTGCGCAATTAGGGCGGTTCCAAGACATGATATTTCAAAGAACGTGTGGGCTCCCCCACACGTGTAACTTTTTAAAGCAAATCCTCTAATTGGGTGCAGTTATAATCAAAACACTCTCCAAAGCCTCGTCGAATATCCCCCAACACACGAAACCCGCGCATATTCCGAAGTATTTCTTCTTCAAAATATTTAGCCTCATCCAGATCAAGCTCTATCTTGTCTAAAATTTTAAAAGGTTTGTCTTGTTTAAAACGAATTTCTAAATCTACCTGGGTTATACCTACTTTTTTAAAGCTCCCAAAATCTACAAGATATAGCGTGGTAACTTTATCCGTATACATAGTTCCAACTGATTTATTTGAGCCGGGAAATCTTTTACTTATACCCAATTTTTCACATTTTGACATAATAGCTCGACGAGATTTAGGAAGCAGTTGCTCCAACTCATTGTAGTCGTAGTCTTGATAAAGCAAAGCTACTTCGTCTTGTGTCCAAGAGGGATTTCCCCCTTTGTGAATAGGATTCAATCGTTTACTTCTGGTCGCTACAGCCTGATAAGTGCGACCTAGCTCAACAGCGATATCTTTTAGCTTCATTCCTTTAGCTTTTAATTCTTTAAGTTTATTTTCCTCTTCAAGGGTCCAATGTTTTATCATAAGATGATTATAGCTGAAGGGGGCGGTTTTGTCAAGATTTAATTTTTAGTACCTTGAAAAAATTTAACCTTGACAATTTGCTTTAACCGAGCTATACTTACCCCAAATGAGACGAAACTTTCTTTTGCGACGAAAACGAGCTAGACTTTTCCAAGTCAGTATAACTCAAAATCCGTCCTATCCCTCCAACTCGACCGCAACTGTAACGCTTGTTCCAACCGGAGCTCAGGCGCCCTACACCGTCGACATTTTTGAAGGTGCCCTACCGACAGGTATGTCAGTTTCCGGACTTACAGTTACAGGAATACCCACAACGGCAGGTGAATTTAATTTTAAATTGAGAATATGGGACAATCGTGATACTCTTAAAATTATCCCTATAAGAATGGTGATTACATGAACAGGCTAAAACAAGGTGAGACAGTATCATTTAATGTAACAGTGGAAGACGGTTCCATAAACACTATAAGCTCAATAAGTGCAAAACTACGAAAAAAGACACGTACAGAACCTTATCCGCTTGAAGGTACATTCAATGTTACAAATATTACAAACGGATGGAATCTAAAGCTCCCTAGTTTTCCCACCCCAGGATTATACGTTACGGACGTTTCCCTAACTCTAACAAACGGAGATGTTAGGAAGTCCTCTACCGTTAATATAGAGATTATCCCTAGTGTTACTTAAATGGTCTAGACCTCCAGGTCCTCAAATAAAAATTGCCTTTCCTGAAACACAGTCAATTACTGAAATATTAAGTGCTTCAGACGAGCAAATAATTTTAGTAATGGGGCCGGCAGGACCCTCCGGTCCAGCTGGGCCAGGACTAACTAGTACTTTTGAACATATCGTAACTACAACAGGCACACAAAATTATATTTTAAGTAGACCTTCTGTTGCCGGTATATTCTTTTTGAATGGGTTGATGCAAAGCCCAGCTTATTACACACTTTCAGGTGCAACACTTACTGTACCTTCCCTTATGGGTGTTCAACCCGGTGACGTAATTAACTTTACGTATTGAGATATAAATGGCACAAACTTTTCTTCGTGGCACCCAGATTGCTGACGGAACAATAACACTAGCGAAACTTGCTTCTGGGTACAGTATTCCAACTGCTAATTTGGCAGATGGAGCTACATTCGTTCGTGCAGGTGGTACAGTTGCATTTACTGCTGACCAATCAGTTGGTGGATTTAAACTCACTAACTTAGCGGATGCTACTAACCCTCAAGATGCTATGAACTTGCGTTCTGTGCAGGGACTTGTGAATGGTATTCAAATCCGTTCAGCACGAGCAGTTTCTGTAGCAAACGTTGCATTGACTGGTTTACAAACAATTGATGGTGTAAGTCTTACGTCGGGTCAAATTGTGCTTCTACGAGCGCAAACAACAGCGTCACAGAACGGTCCATGGGCTGTAGCTGCGGGTGCATGGGCTCGCCCATCTTCGTGGGCGGCCGCATCAACTCAGAAGTCTACTTTATTCTTTGTAGAAGAAGGTACTACTTATGCAGATACTAAATGGATGGTTATCACAGACGCTATTACAGTTGATACAACTGCTGTAACCATTAACCAAGATTTAAGTGGTACATCTTATATAAATGGTGCAGGACTTGGTCTTGCAGGTAATACATTTTCGGTTAACTTTGGTCAGGGCGTTGAAAACGATGGCTCTGGTAACGTTCGTGTAAAACTAGACGGCACTTCACTTACACGCAGTGCAAATGGTATTAAAATAGCTGACGGTACTGCTGGTCGAATACTAATGGCGAATAACTCTGGCGTAGCAACTTATACAACGGTCAGCGGTGATGCAACGATAAATGATACTGGTGTTATTTCTATAGTACGAACAGCTGGTTCGGGCTTTTTGAAGTACACAGACCACGTTAATAATGAAACTCCTAGTGGTACGATAAACGGATCTAACACTGCATTTACCTTAACTTCTGCGCCGCAGAATGGTACGCTACAGTTGTTTTTGAATGGTATAGTTTTAGAACCGGGTGCGGGAAATGACTTTACAATTTCGGGTACTGCCATTACTATGTTGTTTGCTCCTTTGACAGGAGACAAGCTAAGAGCTTATTATGTTAAATGAGAATGAACTATTAGAAGATTTAGCTCGTGAAATTGGTGTTTTGTTTATAAATTGCAGAACGGCGGATTTGAATGTTGAAAAATTGACAAGACGCGTTGAGAAATTAGAGCAAGAAGCTAGTGATCGTGAACATGAAAGAGGCTTGCTTTTAGAAAGACTGAAAAAAGCCGAAGACGGACGAACACAGCTAGCGCGAGAAGTACGTGGCAAGAACAAGAATTAATGGTGCACAAGTTGAGGACGGTACGATTAAACGTGCCGACCTTGACGTATCTACAGCTGGTGAGGCTGTGGTACGCAAAGTGTTACCAGGTTTTGAAATGAGTTTTTCATCTACTGGTCCAGATATAGGAACAGGAGATGTTACAGTATCCAAGAAAGAGTATCTAGGTAAAACACTAACCTATAATGGTAACGTCCTATCTAGTATATCTTTCTATTCCGACGCTGCAAAAACCCAGTTGTATAAAACCTTAACCTTCATTCGTAGTAGCGGGGTTCTTACCTCTATTGAGCTAAGAAATAGCTCCAACACATTAATAGCCACAAAAACATTACAATATACATCTAATGTTTTAACTGGCGTAGTTACAAGTTGAGAATTTAATGATTAGATTAGAAAAAGATGAACCATGCTTACTTGACCCAAATCTTTATGTTTTGTCGGCAGGTGACTACGCAGAAGATGATCTTGTAGAATTATACCATATTTTAAATCCTGATAATTTGGTTTGCTATCATGCTAAGTATGTTAAAGACGGAGTATTCCCAGAATGAAGCGTTCAGCTATCTTAAAATTTGGTTCATTACCATCATACAAACTAGGTGTTAGTACGTATAATCAAGACGCCTTAGGTATTGGCTATCTTATGACTCAGAAAACAGGTGCTGGAGTAGATGACAACTTCGTTGGACCACTACCAGTTTCTGTAGCTCGTCCTATGGAGGCTTCTGTAGCTATTCCTTTTGCATTTCCTTGGGCTATGAGATGGTCAGAGACAGAGACAGATAGAACCGATTGGATATTTGTAGCCGATAACGCTACAGCTGCAACGACTCGTCGTTTAGGTATGTATCGCTATGATCGTATAACTGGAACACTAACTTATGACGGATTTATTACTGTTACGTTTCCAGGTACATTAGAAGCTAAGACTATTCGTAGTCTTCGTATGTCATATGAAAAAATTACTAACGGAACTGTAGCTGTTTCTGGTACAGCAGTAACCGGCACATCAACTACATTTTCTGCTAACAAAGCCTGCGTTGGTAATCGTATTGGATTTGGTTCTACAGACCCATCTCTGATTACACAATGGTATGAAATCTCAGCTGTAGGCTCTGATACAGGTATAACACTAACTACTTCTGCAGGATCGATAGCTGCTGGAACGCCTTACGTTATTGAAGATCTTCGTGCTTATATTATTTGTACGAGTGTAACTACATCTAATGGTGGTCTATACGTTGTTAAAGGTTTAAAAAAAGAATTATTCGCACCTGCTGGTGGCGCAGTTCCTGCTGCGACAACTGTAGATCGTATCCGTGCTTGCTACTTCTTAAAAGATGCAGCAACAGGTACTGCTCTTGTCTCATTTGGAGGCGGATTCCAAGAGAAAACATCACAAACAAACAGAATATTTTGGTTGTTAGATACTCTTGCAAACCCTGTATTATTTAAATTCAACGTTTATGCAGATCTTACTTTGACAGCTGGAGCTGCCACTAATGCTTTCCTATTTAAAACTGGTGGTGGTGGTGTTCTTGTAGGTGCTCCTTCTCAAAATAATAATGGTCGTATTGCTAATACCTCTCATGGGCCGGGCTCTGGTAGCGATTGTATATACTTAACTACAGCAACAAGAATATATAGAACAAAAGCTGTAGATAGTATAGTTGCTTCTGAAACCGGTTGGTTAATAGATAATATGACTGAAGTTCCTCCTGGTGGCATAAATACATTCGCTGCAACGGGTGTTATGAACTCAATTGAATACAGTGGGTTTATAGATAAGTTTCTTGTAATGTCTTCAGGTGTTGCAGGAGCTCGTTCCTATCTAACACAATATAGAACAGACGGCGGACAGATGGATCGTGTTTTATTCGTAGATCATAAACAGGTTGACCAAGGCATAGCAGATAGCGGTATTACTCCTGTACCTTCGCAATTAGCTTCTCCGTTTTCGAGCTGGATTGAAGATGGTATGTTATATGCTGTTAGAATAGGTACTACGGCGGCTTTAAATCATATCTATGCTATACCTCTCGGGTGTGATTGGGAGTGGGTAGGTACAACAAATTCTCGTATCGTCACTCCACGTATAGCAACTCCAAATGCCAAACAATATCTCGCCGCATTCACCAGTGAAGATATGGTTATAGGTCTTGATACAGGAAAGAACTTTGGTGTAAGACCTGAAGCTCACAAAATTAAATACAGAACAACCGGTATTTCTGATAACTCGGGTACGTGGCAGACAATTGATAATTCTGGAGACATTTCCGGAGTTGCAGGCGCTTCCCATATACAATTTAGTTTTGAGTTTAGGATGGCAGACCACCTAGTTCCAGCAAGAATTTTAAATGTTGCCGTAATGTATGAAGACAGTAATATGTCAGACTATTGGCAGGGTTCTTCGAATATTGGTACTGATTTAGTTAACAAACGATTTGGTTTCCGTCACGCGGTTGCTTACGGTTCAACAGTACCTAGATTACAAATTGAGTTATTCAACGCAGAAACAGGAGCCTCACTAGGCTCTGATGATTCAGTTACAAAAGCATGGACTTGGGAAAAATCCATAAATAATGGCGGCGCGTGGACTACATACAATAATATAGATCGTAGTAACGAAAATACCTATGTAAGAGTAACTCCTACTTCCCTTGCAGATAATATCAAGGTAAGAGCTGTACTTAGAGAATTCTAATGGCATTAACTGATATTATCTTCTATGATATTGTAGCTGAAGCTAATCGTGGTAATATAGGGGTCGTTTCTGACACAACAATAGATACTCATACTTTATTTCTAATATCTCCTATAACGGGAGATGTTAGAGTTAATATATCTTATGGTCCACAAGGTAGCTTTATAGGTACGTTAAGCCCTTCGGGAGGCGGAAGTTCTGGTTATAGCAGAGGAAGAATAGTTAATGCGTAAAGCTAAAAAAGATACAGCAAAAAATGTCATGGTCTTTATGACAGACTCAACAGACCATGTTACTGGTAAAACTGGTCTAACACTTACAGTTACAATAAGTAAAGATGGCGGAGCTTTTTCTGCAATCTCACCAACTATAACAGAAAGAGGCGACGGTTGGTATAATTTAGCACTAACCACGACTCATTTAAATACAGTAGGTGATACTGCACTACACATCACGGCAGTAGGCGCAGACCCCACTGATATACTATTACTTATTGAAGGAGGAAACTTGGATATGGACGTTTCTTCGGTAAGTGACCTAGTAGTAGCGTTCTCTAGTTAAGGAAAAATATGGGACAAGAAATTACAAAAATAGGGCCTGAAGGTTTTGATATTGCGAATTCATTTCTGTTTTTCGGAACAGTAGATGCTACAGCAGAACAGCTGGATATCCCTAGACAAGAAGTCGTTAAAGTTTTACAAACTCCAGAGGTTAAGCGCTATTTAGATGGTGTTTATTTAGACCAGGGTTATAGAAATCGCGACAAGCTCGGCAAACTGCTTGATGAAATGATTGAATCTAAATTAGAAGACGCTAGAGAATCTGGTATATACACTTCTAAAGATTTACTTGAACTACTTCAGATGGCTCATAAAATGAGAATGGATGAAATAAAAGCAACTAAGGAAGCTGGTAATATGGTTCCGGGAGTTGCAGTTCAAGTAAACAATCAATTTGGAGACACTGCATATGGTCGACTAATGGATAAACTTACACAATGAACTTTTGGGAATTTTGGGATAGAGTTTTATCTCGACTACCTGGTTGGCCTACAGAGAAACAACTTGTAATGCTTACCACCTTTGCTATGGGTTTTATGATGATTATGATGGCAAAGTACGATCCTGCTCTTTGGGGGGTCGAATTATTTAAGACTTTAATAACTGTAGTAATTGTAACTGGTTGTATTAATATGATATTGGCCTTTTATTTTACTGCTAATAAATCAGATGAGAATCGCGATATGCTAGCAGAAAAACGTGCGGATAATACAGGAAAAGCTTTTGACGCCATAGCGGCTATGTCAAGTACTGAAAACAAAGAAAGTGACACTATCACTTTGGAGACAAATTCTAATGGAAATTAAAAGAGGTTATGTAAAATGGGTTGATAAAGAAGGCGTCATGCATAAAGAACCTTTACATCTACATCCCGAACTTCTAGCTACCGCTAGTGATAAACAAAAACAATACGTAGAAGAAATTCTCGCAAGCACAACAACAGAAGAGAAACAGGAAGAAGAACAAAAAGAGTTACTACTAGACGACAAAATAGTCGAGCCAGAAACCACAAAGAAAAAAGGACTTTTGAAATAAGATGACTTTAACTATTAGTAGGTCCGATGTAATATCAGATTATATTATTGAAGACTTACCAAATAGATTCCTAAAAATATCTCCTAGTAGGTATTTGGAATCTATTGATGTAGAACCCCTACCGTCTCAGATAGCTATTATAAACGCGGTAAACAAATACAGATTTGTTTGCGCCGCTATTAGCAGACGTCAAGGCAAAACTTATATAGCTAACATTATAGGACAGTGCGTAGCACTAGTTCCAGGTTCAAACATACTTATTATGTCTCCTAACTATAATCTTTCGACTATATCTTGGGAACTACAACGTGCGTTCATTCGTCACCATATGTTAGAAGTTGAGAAGGATAACGCCAAAGACCGAGTAATAGTACTAAGCAACGGATCTACGATCCGAATGGGTTCTGTTAACCAAGTTGATTCCTGCGTAGGACGTTCATACGACCTAATTATATTTGACGAAGCCGCGTTGACTAGTGAGGGTAAGGATGCATTTAACGTATCGTTACGTCCAACACTAGATCGTGACAATGCTCGCGCCATTTTTATTAGTACGCCACGTGGTAAAACCAACTGGTTTTCAGAATTCTGGAATCGTGGGTTTGACATTGGGGAAAATGGGGAGCACGAAAGCTTTCCACAATGGTGCTCTATTCACTCTACTTGGGAAGATAACCCACGTATGACGGAAGAAGATGTTATAGATGCTCGTCGCTCTATGAGTAAAGCCGAGTTTGAACAAGAATATGAAGCATCCTTTAATAGTTATCAAGGTCAGATATGGAACCTACCTAAAGAGAACATTGTAGATCCGTTAGAAACTATAGAGTTAGAGAATGGTGAGACAGTTCTTAAATATCCGGCATTTACACCTGGCGAACTAGATATGGATATGGTATCTGGCTTAGACTTAGGTTTCCGTGACGCCACCGCAATGGTTGTTGTGGGTTACGATTGGAAGAATGAAATATTTTATATCGTAGATGAATATTATGAAAATGAGAAAACAACATCAGGCTATGCTGCTAATGTTCAGGCTATGATAGAAAAATGGGATTTAGATTACATATATATTGATTCGGCAGCACAACAAACTAGGTATGACTTTGCACAAGAGTATGACATACCTACGATGAACGCAAAGAAATCACTATTAGACGGTATTGGTTATGTGGCTTCTATAGTAGATAATGGTAAAGTATTTGTAAACAAAAATTGTAAGCAAACACTACGATCTTTTGACGCTTATAGATGGGACCCAAATCCTAATCTTATTAAAGAAAAACCAGTTCATGATAGTGCGTCCCACATGGCTGATGCACTTCGTTACGCTTTATATAGTTTTGATGCCGCAATAGGCTCTCTTTAATAAAAGATTTTAAAGTAGACATAATATTGTAACCCCCAAAATAAAATTGTCCTTGACTTTCTTGGTCTGGGAGTTTATAATGACAAAATAAATAGTAGAGGTAAAATGAGTGATCTTAAAAGAGACGAGATAAAATATATCCGAGATAAGGCTAAAGGACGATATCAAAAAGGTTCCGAGTGCCGTATTTGTGGGTCGACGGAAGACCTAGATTTTCACCACCATTATACCTTAACCCCACTTTATAACAAGTGGAAAAAAGATAATAATATTGTTATAAATTGCGAAGAAGATGTTCTTGCTATAAGAGACAGATTTATTTCAGAGCATCACGAAGAGTTATACGAAGTAGCTACAACACTGTGTCATAAGCACCATTTACAGCTACACGCAATTTATGGAAAAGATCCCGCTTTAACTACTGCTAAAAAACAGTTGCGGTGGGTTGAAATACAGCGAGGAAAGCATGGGCTTAATTGAATGGACAGTAGAAAAACTAAATCCTGCCCAGGCTTATTTAAGTAATGGTGGTAAAGAAACTGTTTCTAGTACTACTAAGACTTATTCGCACCAGCAATGTTACGAACAGTTGGAAGTAGTAAATAGAGCAGTAAATATGCTAGTTGATGACGTGGCGGCTATAAAAAATAAAGTCGGAGGCCAGTTAAATACATCTAGATTCGTAAATATTAGGAAAAAAACTTTAGAGAAGCTTCTTAATAATGAACCTAATCCGTTTCAGGATATAGATTCCTTTCGTAGAGACCTTATAATGGATCTACTTCTAGAAGGTAATATCTTTATATATTTTGATGGCGCACATATGTATCAACTGCCAGCGCAGAAAGTTACCATTGTCGCAGATGCTAGAACTTACGTATCCCACTATGAGTTTGATGACGGACAAAAATTCAAACCAGAAGAGATAATACACATAAAAGATAATAGTTATAAGTCTATATATAGAGGAAGTTCTAGATTAGAGCCCGCGTTGAGAACAATGCGCCTAGTTATAGAAATGCGTAACTTTCAAGATAACTTTTTTAAGAACGGCGCGGTACCGGGTTTAGTATTAAAAACAGAAAATACCTTAAACGAACGGCTTAAGAAAAGACTTACTGATGAATGGGCTAAAAAATATAGACCAGGTTCAGGCGGTAAAAGACCTATAATTCTTGATGGTGGACTAGAAATAGATAATATTTCCAACATTAGTTTTAAAGAGCTTGATTTTGAGAACGCTATTGTTAAGTGTGAAGAAACAATCTTAAAAGCGCTCGGAGTCCCACCTATCTTACTAGATACAGGAAACAACGCTAACATAAGACCAAATCATAGATTATTTTATTTAGAGGCTATTGTTCCGATAGTTAACAAGATAAATTCTGCTTTTCAAAGATTTTTTGGTTTTGAAATTTATGAAGATACAACGTATATAGAAGCTTTAAGACCTGAACTATCAGACCAAGCATCCTATTACGCATCTTTAGTTAATGGGGGTATTATTACCGCCAATGAGGCTCGTATTGAGCTAGGCCGAGAACCCCTCGAAGGACATGATGATATACGTATTCCGGCAAATATAGCTGGAAGCGCAGCAAACCCTAACGAAGGTGGGCGACCACCTAAAAAAGAGGAAGTTTAATGGCAAATCGAACCAAGGTCTTGGAGACCTTAGATCAGTATTTTAAAGATAAAGGACGGATTATGAAGTCTAACGAGTATGCTCGTGAAACGGATACTCCTATACGATTACAACAAGTTCGTAATATCTTTGGAAGCTGGAACAGAGTGGAGAAATTATTAATGGCAAGAGAAGCGCGATCCGCACCAGAACCTACAACTAATGTTAATGAAGTTATCGCTGAAGCAAATGCAAAAGCTTTAGACGAGCTTAAAGCTGCACAAGCTATCAGAGAGGATTTGGAAGCTAAAGTAGCGGCAGAAGCAGACGCAAATGCAAAAGCTGAAGAGCTAGCATTGGCAGCTGCAAATCCAGAAACTATTAACGCTGTAAAAGCTGCTGCAAACGCAGAAAAAACAGAACCTGCAAAGGTAGAACCTACGAAAGTAGAAGCAACTTCTGTTAAAACAGAAAAAAAGGCTTAAGGCTACTAAATGGCTCGTAAATTTACACTAGAATCTCGTATTAAGTCTATATCGGAAGATGGAGATAAACTTAAGATATTAGGTTATGCGAGCACAGCCGATACAGACCGAGCAGGTGATGTAATTATTCCAGATGCTTGGGTTAAAGGTGGTTTAGAAAACTATCAAAAAAATCCCATAATCTTGTTTAATCATAATTACAGCAAACCTATAGGACGGGCAACAAAACTAGAAGTAGATGCCCAAGGTCTTAAAATTGAATGTGAAATAAGTAAATCTGCAGGAGAAACTTATGGCCTAATTAAGGATGAAGTACTTAGTACTTTTTCTGTAGGTTTTATGATTAAAGATGCAGACTACAACCAAACAACAGATGGTTACATTATTAGAGACGCAGAATTACTAGAAGTATCGGTTGTTTCAGTTCCTTGTAATCAGGCAGCAGTCTTTAGCGTTTCCAAATCTTTTGAAAACGACTTAGACCGTAATAAATTTAACATAGAAACAAATGCTTTAAAGGGCCAGAATGACTCTGCTGAAGAAAATGTAAATGCATTAGACTCAGAAATCGACTCGCTCAAGTCCGGTACTGAAGTACCTCCGGAGAATAAAACAATGAATGAAGAAGAAGTAAAGGCTCTAGCGGAAAAACTTTTTGCAGAAAAAATGAAAGAGCAAAAAGAAGCAGAAGAAAAAGCTGCTAAAGAACGTGCAGAGAAAGAAGCCGCAGTAGAAGCTACTAAAGTAGCTGCTCAAGCAGCAACTAAAGGTCTTGAAGAAAAACTACTTGCTGAATTTGGCGATAAGCTAAAATCAAACAACGAAGACTTGGAAAAGACCATTGCTCAAATGAAAGATGATCTAGAAGCTAAGAGTGCGGAACTTAAAGCGTTCACAGAATCAAAAAGAAACTTTAGCGATAAAACTTCAGATCCTTTCAAAAATGAAGGTTTGATGCGTGAAGCAGAAGACGCTTTCATTCTTGCAAAAGCTGTTCGTAAGGGCGGAATTGACTCAACTAAGTTTGGTCAAGGCGTTCTAGAAAAGTTTAACACACACTCAACAGTAAGCACTGGTAATGATAATCTTGAAACAATTATCAGCACTAATATTGAAAGAGACATTTGGAATAGCTTAATTCTTGCTCCTCTATTTAGAGAGATTAACATGAACAGCGCTCAAATGACTTTCCCAATCATGCCGGACGCTGGATACGCAGAAATTACTTCTGCTACAACAGCTGCAGGAACTCAGCCTAATGGTAACATTGACGCTAGAGGAGCTGCTTTTGGTTCACCTTATGGTGGTATCACACTTACAGAGAAAACTCTAAGCACTGTAAAGATGATTTCCAAAGCTTATCTAGGTAATGAAACAGAAGAAGACGCAATTCTTCCTATTTTACCTCTGATTAGAGAATCTATGCAAAGAACCCATGCTCGAGGTGTTGAAAACATGCTTCTTGCAGGTAACACTAACCAAGGTGTATACACTTCTGGTGCAGCTAAAGGTCTTCTAAATTTTGCAGCTACTAACAGCCGTACTGTTACAGCAGCAAGCTTGAGCACACAGCTTACAGGCGCTGGTTTGTTTGGTCTTCGTAAGACAATGGGTAAATACGGTCTGGATCCTCGTGATGTAGTTTATATCGTTTCACAAGACGCGTACTTCCAGCTAATTGAAGACCCTGAATTTGCTGACGCTGATTTGGTTGGTGCACAAAATGCAAACAAGCTTACAGGTGAAGTTGGACGTCTATACGGTTCTTCCGTTATTATGTGTGATGAATTTGCTCCAGCAGGTGCAAATAACTACTTTGCTCTTGCTCTAAATCGTCGTAACTTCGTAATTCCACGTCTACGTGGTATGACAATCGAAAGCGAATACCAGACTGAAAATCAGCGAACTGTGCTAGTATCTAGCCAACGTCTTGGCTTTGATGAAATTATTCCAGACGCTAAGTCTGTTGTAGGTCTTAGATTCCCAGCATCTTAATATTTTGGGTGGGGTTAATAGCCCCACCCAAGGTTTTGGTTAAATTATGAGCATAATAACACTCGAAGAATATAAGAATTACGAAGGACTGATCAAAACTGATCAGGACGTTAAATTCACATTACTTATAGAATCTGCCAGTAATTTAATCAAAACCTATCTTGGTTCCATATTTGCACCTCCAGTGTCTCCTATAGTGGAATACATTAGTGTAGACTACGATACTGATAGACTGTGGCCTAAGTACTATCCTATAACTAATTTAATATCTGTAGAAGAACCTGATCGTTATTCTTATGGTAGCACTGTTCATATACCTTTGCAGGTAGGTACAGATTATGTATTAGACGGAGATTCTATACTTAGAATTGCAGGAAGCGGATTTTCTTGCTGGCCAATTAGTCCTACTACTGTTAAAGTAACATACGTAGGTGGATACACAGATTCTAATACTCCAGCAGAACTAAAGCTAGCTGCAATAGAGTTAGTCAATTATTATAGGGATAAAGGTTTTCTACCTAATAGGTCTATGCAAGGTGCTACAATCATAACATCCGGAACTGGGGTTGCTGATTTACCTCCTCATGTGAGAGCTATTTTAGATTACTACAAGATTTAATATGTCAAAAGGTAACTTAACAAAATTAGTTCAGACCGCAAAAAGTCTGCTTGTTACTGATCCAGACTGGTATAAATCTTTTAAAGAAAGACCTAATAACCTAAGAAGTATATCGGAAGAAGTTACAGGCAATTCTTCACCTCTATTAAACAATAGAGATGTGTACGAGGCCGCGGGTGTACTGGCAAGACTACAATTGGTTTCCAGATGGATGGGACCATCTAAAAGTACAACACTAACAGTAACTCCTGAAAAAGATACTATTATAAGCAATAAGGTATTTAAAGAAAGCACTAGACGAGCTTTACAGCAGTTTTTAAACGAAACTGATTGGATTAGATATGGCGGCGAAGATTCATTTCTTACCAACGTAGCTAAAGACTTAAGTAGAGCGGTAATTTCTGCTGGAGGTAAAAGTAGGGCCACATCTGGAAGTAGAAAAGCTTCTAAGGTATCTACTACTATTCGGCGCGGGGAACTAGCTAACAGAGTTACAGAAAATAAAGACTCTTCGGAGTTTGATATTTCATTAATATCTTTAATAAATGCAAAACTGCCTCCAGCCGTTCGAGCTAATATGGGTCAAAACGGGGCTCTATTTAACAGAACAGGCAGATTTTCGGAAAGTGTTAGAGTCGCGGGAGTAGAGAATACTCCGCAAGGCTACCCTAGATTATTATATACTTATCAAAGAGCTCCTTATGATGTATTTGATCCTGTTATAGGGTCGCTTCCATGGGCTACTCCAGGAAGAGACCCCAAAAAGCTTATAGATAAGTCTATAAGGGACATAGCTAAAGATATGGCTATTGGAAGATTTTATACTAGGAGAATATAAGTGGGTAATGAAAGATTTTATACAAGTAAAAGAGCTAGTATACTAGTATCGCTTGCTGAAGCCCTGAAACAAATAAACGGAACAGAGTCTTTCTGGTCCAACTTAGAAAATAACGTACACCCTAGACTACTTTTCTGGGATGAAGTATCGGAATACCCTGCTATACATTTAGCTGTAGGTAGAGAGACTAGACAATATCAAGGTGGTGGTTATAAAGATCGTTTCCTTACGGTTACTGTCAGATGCTACGTTAAAGATGAAGATTCAGCACTAAGCTTAGAGAAGCTCCTCGAAGACATTGAAACTGTAGTAGAACAAAACGGCAGGTTGGCTTATCAAGACGCTTCAGGAGCTTCACACACAACTCACGATATAACAATTACGAGTATAGAAACAGACGAGGGTGTTTTAAGCCCTCTAGGAGTAGGAGAAATCTTACTTCAAATAAGATACTGAAAACAAACTAACAAGAGCAAAGGTTCAAGATTAGTAGTTTTTCAAGTTTGTAGGAGAATTAAATGCCAATTGCATCAGGAACCTCTAATTTATTCTTTAATCGCGATACACGCGTATTTATTGAGCAAGGTTCTAATATTTGGGAAATCCCAGTTCTAAACGGCTACAGCTTTAGCCAAGCTACTAATACTAGTGAAGTAACGTTGGCAGAAATGTCTGACTCTGCAGGTACAAGCAGACGCGGTAGTAAAATATTCACCGACTCTTTAGCACCTGCTGAATGGAGTTTTGATACTTACGTTAGACCTTTCCTAGTAACAGGTTCACCTAATCGTATGAGAGCTGTAGAGGAAGTCCTTTGGGCAAATTTTGTAGCAAACAACTCTTACAATCCAGCAACTCCTGCTTGGACAACTGGAGTTACTTTAGGTGCAACAACACTAGATATTGACTTCACAGGTTCCAACAAGATACTTTTAGGTACTTATAACATATACTATGTTTTGGGTGCAACAAGCGTTTCAGGTCTAAACTATGCTGCTGATGGTGATACCACAATATATAAGGTAACAAATGCTGTAGCTAACGAAGTTTCTATTTCTTTTGACATAGATGGTATTACAATGCTATCTTGGTCTGGATTTGGTGGCACCTTAACAGAAGTTGCTTCGTTTGATGCGAGTGCTGCTATTGTTGCAGGTATTAACTTAACAACCAACTTTATTAGAAATAGACTAACGCAGCTTACAGCTGTAAGCTCCGTATCAGGTTCTTCTAAGACTTATGCGATTACATTAACAGGTGGCTCCATAACTTTGAATAACGGTATCACATTCTTAACTCCGGAAACTCTAGGTCGAGTAAATCAACCTTTAGGACACGTAACAGGAACTCGAGCGGTTACAGGTAACTTCACGGCTTATCTAGATGAAAAAACCAATGGTACTATTGAGTTATTCGAAGATCTATCATTAGCAACTACGGCTATAACTAATAAGTTTGCTCTAGATTTTTATGTAGGCGGTAAGGCAGCAGGTGACGCGCCTGTAGGTCCTGGTATTCAATTCAAAATCCCGCAAGCCCACTTGTCCTTACCTACATTTGATCTCGGTGATGTTATTGCTACAAGTGTTGAATTTAAAGCCCTACCATCAACTATTAGTGGAACAGATGAAATCTCGAAGGTTACATACGTAGGCGTCTAAACAAAAAGTTCTTGACTTTTTGGTGCAGAGTGTCTATACTACAAGAAATAGAGGGGGCTTTATGCTCCCTCTATCATATCTAGAGGTACTAAAATGGCAACATATAATTTAAAAAAAGAGACAAAACTATATATTGTCAGAAACGGTCTAAAATATTTAATAGATATATACCCTGATTTAAACTTTTCGCAAACATTTAATGAGACGGACGTGCCGGTAAAAACCTTGCATTCGCAGTTTAATATGTTTGAAAATGCAGTCATAACAAAAGCAAATCCAGCTAATTTTAGTTTTACGATTCCTTTAATATTACAAAATGACTTTAATATTATAACGGACTTATTACTAGATTATGACATTGGTAATATTGAGGCGAGCGTCAAAACCGCCGATCTGTATGTAGAAAGTAATTCGGAAATATATAAATTAGAAAAGGCAGCGATAGAAACTGGAGTGTTTCAAATTGCTCGCAACTCTTTAATACTATTAAATATATCTGGAAGTGCTGCTAAATTAAGTAAATTTATTGGTACAATCCCAGGAACCTTACAAAGTCGTTCAAGCACTTTAACTTATAGCGCTCCTACTTCCCTAAATGTTGTTTTAGGTGGAGTAACATTAGAAAACATAACAAATGTATCTATAGAGCTAAAAAATAATATAGAGTGGATACAGAACGACACCCTACATAACAGTATCGGAATTATAGACGCCTCTGGAACCCAGTTCCCAGAGGCTTTTGTCGTTCAGTCCAGAACTTTATCTGGAAATGTTCAGCAATACATAACAGATGAAAACGGCGACACCGTTAATAGTTGGAAGATAGGAGACGACCTAAATATACTAGTAGGTAACTTAGGTAGTAGCCCTATTTTAGAATTTGACATACCATCTATAGTTTACACAAATAGATTAGATGTACAAGAAGTATTTATACAAAGTTTTGACTTTAAAATGAATACAACCCCCGCAGACATAACACAAGTAATAAAACATTTGCACTAACTAGTGCCAATTTAAGGAGTAATAATTTAACATGAGTTTACTAAAATCATTAATGGTAGATACCAAGAGTGCGTGGATTAGCTATCCTGGACTAGACGGCTTCGAAGTAGAGGTAACAAATCTAGGTAGAGAGCGCCTTATGTCGCTACGTAAAAGCTGCATAGAAACAAAATTCGATAGAAAAAGTAAAGTACCTTACGAAGAGTTAAATGAGAAGAAGTTTATTTCAGAATTTACAAAAGAAACTGTAAAAGGCTGGAAGGGGTTAAAGCTGAAGTATTTAGAAGAATTGATGTTGGTAGATACTTCTAAACAAGATCCAGAACAAGAACTACCATTCGATCCAGAAGCAGCAGAGCTTCTAGTAACTAATTCATCTGATTTTGATACTTGGTTAAATGCGGTGGTCTTTGACTTAGACAACTTTCGTACACCAACAGACAGAGGAGTTGTGGCAAAGGCTGGAGCGGTATCAAAATAACTTTGAAGCCAAAATGACCTATGAAAAATACATCAATATGTGTGAGCAACTTAATAAAGAGCCTGAACAAGACGAAATCCCACCTGAGATAGATGATTTCCCTATAGATGTTCAGAAGGCAATGATTTTATTTAATAAATTAGGTGATAGAATATACCCAGATATAGGTTATCTAGGTAAAGATTATACACAACTTCCAGTTTATATGGATGTTTATGAAGTTGAGAATAAAAAATTATTTTTAGAGACTCTTATAAGACTAGACTCTAAAATTATTCAAAAATCCGCGAGTGCCTTAAAAGCCGAAAGGGATAGATTGAAAAGAACGGCCAAAAAATAGATTTATAGGCCAAGACTCTTTAAAGAGTTATAGTAGGTTAAATGGCTGATAATCAGTTTAATATTAAAGTTGTAGTTACCGATGCAGGCGGCATAAAGCTGGCGGAAAAAAATATCCGCCAGCTAGGTGCTGCTGTTCAAAAGACCGGTACACAGTATAAACAAACTGCCAAAGAATCTGAAGATCTATATAAAACACAAGCTAAAGGTGTTATAGGTACAGCAAACTCAACTAGAAGTTTTTCCAAGCTCGCTCAAACCATAGGAAATGATGGTTCGAGCGGGCTTGTTGGCGCCTATGCTACATTGGCGGCTAATATATTTGCAGTTACAGCTGCTTTTACGGCACTTAGAGGCGCATCACAAGTAGAGCAGATTTTTAGAGGATTAGAAGCTGCCGGTACTCGCACAGGTAGAAGTCTTATAAATACTGCAAAAGCATTAAGAGAAGTAACTGGAGACGCAATTAGCACGGAAGAGTCTATGCGCTCTACGGCGCAAATTATGGCTGCCGGTTTCGATAATTCTACCGTAGTTAAACTAGGACAAGCGGCTAGAGATACATCATTCGCATTAGGTCGAAATATGACCGATGCGCTAGAGAGACTTACTCGTGGTATAGTTAAGTTAGAGCCTGAATTACTTGACGAATTAGGTCTTATGACCAAACTTGGAGAAGCTAGTGCGACGTATGCTCTAAAATTAGGTAAAACTGAAAGTCAACTTACTAATTTCGAAAAACGTCAAGGATTTGCAAATGCAATTCTTGCAGAGGCTGAACTTAAGTTTGGTGGTATATCAGATGCAGCAGCAGATAGCACTAATTATGATAAATTAGCTGCAACTTTTGTAGACTTAACCAATCAAGTTTTTAAATTTGTAAATATAATCGCAACCCCTATAGCAGGTGGATTGTCTAACTCTATGCTTCTACTTTCTGGTATTGGTGTTCTATTTGGTAATACACTCAAAAACCAGTTAGTACCTGGTTGGTTAGATGCAGCTGGTGCAGCTTCTAAATCAGCAGCAAAATTGAAAGAATCTGCAGAAGGGTTAGAAGCTAACGTTGTTTCTGCTCGTAATCTTGTTAAAGCCCAAAAAGAGCAAAGAATATCCAACCTAGCTAATTTAGATTATGTAGGTAATAAAGCGCCAAAGGCGTACGCACAACTATCTAATAGTATCAAAACAGGAGCGGCTGCTCCTGGAGAATATACTAAAGCTATAATTAGCTTGAATAGAAGCGTAGCTGCTAATCAAGCACTAATGAAAAATAATCCTCTTTTTGGGGAGGATACTGAGCGCGGTAAAGCCAAATTAGCAGAAATAGAAAATGCTAGAAAACAGGCTCAGGCTGTCTCTATAATTCAAAATGCTCGTAGAAAGGCTGAAGAATCTGAGATTAAAGACACTAAAAGAGTAAGAGAGGCAAAAAATCAAGCAGCCATAACCGCTTCTCTAGCAGCCCGAGAAGAGTCTGTATCTACAGCTTTAAATGCTGCAGCAAATGGAGAGTACAGAAAGTCTCTAACTAGTATAAAAGATGCTACATTACAGCACCATCAAGGTCTAAAACTAAGTTCCGCAGCTTCTTTAACAAATGCTAGCGTTATGACTAGAACATTAGTGCCTGCATTAAATGTTACTAAGACCTCATTTTATGGAGTAGGTCTTGCTGCTCGTGCAACAGGTGTTGCAATGCTCAACGCAATCCCAGTAATCGGAACTGTATTAATGTTGTTAGGCCTTGCATCTATTGCCTGGGATTCTTTAAAGTCAGAAAAAACAAAAGCAATGGAGTCAGCATTAGAAGAACTCAATACAATTGCTAGTAAAACTAATGGCTACCTTGCTGAAATGGCTCGTATTAATGCTACAGTAGCTTCGGAAGCTCAGAAAGCTTCTCTAAAGCTAACTATACAATCAAATGCCATCAGAGAAACTTCCGAGGCTTATACTAAGCTTAAAGCAGCAAGAGATTTTAAAGACACAAAAAATGCTATAGTAGGTACTGACGATGTTGAGGGAATGTTTGGCAGTGACAGATTAAGCTATTTTACTGGACTTGAAAAAAGTTCAAAAGTACTCGCGTCTGTAAGAGAAAATCTTGCAAAAAGCCAGGGTTTCTTGGGTGGTCTAAGTAAAAATGAAGACTATATGCAATTAAAGGGAGCAGCAGTTGCTCTTAATAACTTTGCTAAGGATGCTCCGGAAGTTGTAAATGCTCTTATAGATTTAAATGGTGGCTGGGAGAAGTTTTCTAAACTACCTATTGCCGGACAACTACGAGTTATTGATAAGATCAATAAAGAACTTGTAGATAGATTTGGATCCATAGCGCAAGAAGTTAAAGAATTAGAAGAAGCTTTTAAAGGCCTTGAAGATGCAACAGCGGCATTTGTTATATCTAGCGTACCTAAAACTAAGTACGATGACATGGTTAAAAATCTAAATTCAGTAAGTACAGCCATAACACAACTAGAAATAGCTGGTAAACGAGCGGGTAATTCTGCTGAAATTAAGAATCTGTTCACTAAATTAGGCACACAGTCTTTAAATCTATTAACACCAGATACTGCGAAAGCTTTAGAGAATCTTAAAGTTCAAGAAGCTACTGTACAAACATTACAGAAACAAAAAAATGAAACCGGTAAATTAAGATTAGAACAAGCTATAGTTTTATCTAATGCAGAAGGCTTCCTAAAAAATAAAGATGAAGTAATAAATCGTGTAAAAACAGAAATAGGCGAAACACGTAAGCTATTTTTGCAAGCACAGATGCAAGAAAGAACATCTAAATCGCAGCTTGATTTACTAAATGCACATATACAAGCAAACGGAGCTCTTTATGCGGCTGCGGGTGCTGGTTTGCGTGCAAAAATAGTTCAGGAAGAGAAAGTACGTGCTATTCAAGCAACCCAATTACAGACTGAATTAAATATTCAACAGGCTATGATTGCTCAGGCAGAAATTCGCTTAGAAGGTTTAAAAACAGCTGACTTAGAACTTCAGAAAAAAGAAGAGTTACTGTCTATTCAAAACGAATTAAATAGAGCGGTTTTATTAGAAAAACTCACTACAGGCGGATTTGATGATTTCGCTAGACTAGAGCAAGGTATCTTAACTAAGCAAAATTACTTAAGTTCTGTATCTGATCCAACTACAGAAACCGCTAAGAATGTAGCTAATTTAGTAGATTCTTATAATCTACTAAGTAAGTCAGCTGAAAAGATAGATGCAGACAGATTAGCACGTTTAAAAGACATTGAAACAACCGAAAACGTTATTAGAGATGCTCAGGCAAATATTGTTAATTTAAAAAATCAAATTGCTGTTTTAAATGAACAAAATTTAACAGCTGGACAAAAATTAGCTTTAATTCGTCAAGCAGATAATGAATTTCAGAGAACAGCTCTAACTTCTTTAGAAGAACAGAGAAAAACTGTCCTAAGTACTTTAGAGGTTTATGATAGCATTAATCAAATTGTTAAAGGTACTACTGATTCATTAGAAAGTCAAGTAAATACGTTAAAGAAATCTTTTAATGTTCAAAGAGACACGGCAGAAATAGGAGCCAAAAAACAAATAGCTAGCTTAAAGGATGACTTGCGAGTTGCTATTGAAGCAGGTAAGAGAGCTAATTTATCTAAAGAAGAGAAAGAAGCAGCTATTATTCTAACAAAGAATATTAGAACACAGATTACACTGCAAGAACAAGGACTTTATATAACTCTTGGGCAGATTAATGCTCAAGAAGCACTTGCTCTTGCTCAAAAGATTTATTTTGATACTACTAAAGAAGGGGTTGAATGGCAAAAAACATCTTTTGACTGGATGCAAAAAGAACTTGACGCTACTAAATCGTTAAACGATGAAACCCAAAAAATAGTAGAAGCTCGTACTAAACTTGCATATAAAAAATCAGGTATTGAAATCGGTCAAACGGGGCAACAAGCCTTGGAGATACGTGCAGCTAATCAAGCTTACAAGTTGGCTTTAGATGAAGTGAGTGTTAAGAGAGGTTTAATTGATTTAGAGTTTGCCTTACTAGATGCTCAAAAAGAGCAATTAATTTCAGAATTACGATTTCGCAAAAGTGGTTTAGATGCTTCTAAACCAGAAAATGCCGTTCGTCTAGCGCAGATAGAAGCGGTACTAGGAAGAATAGAAAATGTAGATTTCAGTGTAGTAGCTGATAATGCTAAGACTCTTCTAGATAAGCAGGTTGAGAGCGCTCAATTAAATCTAGAGACAGCATTAACTAGAAGTGTAGTTCAAGGAGGTATTTTCTCTGAAATTACGTCCTTAAGCAAGGGTATCAATGAACGTAGAGACGCTAAATTGGAGGCGGAAAAAACACTTAAAGAAGCTACAAGCAGAAAATTTGAAGTTATAGTAAAACCGGAAACTATGGCTGAAAAGAAAGACCTTGAAGCAGCAGCAGATCCAATAATAAGCTCCAATAATCTCCTAGTTAGCAAAATAGGTGACTGGATTAATACTATAGAGAAAATAATTGGAAGCTCAAAAACAGATCTAAAAAGTGATGTCCTTAATTTAAGTGGTGGGTCTATTAAATCTTTAGGTAGTTTTAGCTCTGGTGGATCTAAGCAAAAGTTGATGGAAGGAACTTTAGCTGCACTTGTTAAAGCTGGATTTTCCCTACAAGGAGCTATAGCTATAGGTGCTGAAATTGGTAGAGAAAATAGCTTTAGACCCGAATTAATATTCGGAAGTCATAGTGATCCTTATAATAAGGCTCACAATGCCGGATTAATCAGTTGGCAAGGTAATCGTGGCGATAGCTTACGTAAAAATATGAAGGGCTTAACAAATCCTAATGGTTCTTTTAAAAAATCTCAAGCTAGTTTAGATAGTCAGGCTGTATTTTTAGCTAATGAAATGAAACAAATGGTTCCACAACTATTTGTTTCGCTAACTAAGAGTACCGTTGATTTCGACAAAGCAGCAAAACAACTAGGGACGCGGTTTGTTAAGTGGCGCTTTACCGATCCTGAATTTGCTGAAGGGCATGTAAATAGAGATATGTTCAGAAATGAACTAATGAATCTATTTGGTGGAAGCTCTTCGAAAGCAGCTCTAGAATCTATTGAAGCAACTGATGCTTCGGTGAAACTAGCTGAAGAAGCTTCCATAGCCGCTAGTAACGAATCTATTAGCGTGGTACTAGCAGCGAAAAAGGCTTTGGAAGCTGTAACAGTTTCAGGCACTAAAGGTATATCTTATGCGGCTAATGATAATACCAAAGAAGGAATAATTGTAGAGGGATCAAAAGCTGCAGAAAATGTTATAAGTGATACAACAGTAATTAGTACTGAAGCAGCAAAACAAAAAGCAACGTTAGGGGAAACTCTAGACTACTTTACTGGTTATGTATCAGAAATAAAAGAAAGCCTTAGTCAGCTAGGACCTGAAGGAGAAATAGTTTTAGCTATTTCTTCTGGTATGATAAATATTGTTGAAACAGGCATAAAAGCTTTTGAAGTATTTAATGATAAGGGTTCTTCACTGGAAGATAAATTCGTAAGTGTAGCCGCTGTTGTTTCTTCGGCACTAAGTATGGTTCAATCAGCTCTAGCAGCTTCGGCGCAAGCAAAAGAAGATGCGGTTCAACGCGAGATAGATGCTGAGCAGAAGAGAGATGGTAAAAGTGCAGAGAGCGTAGCAAAAATAGCCGCACTAGAAAAGAAGAAAGACGACATAGCTCGCAAGCAGTTTAATACAAATAAAAAGCTAATGATGGCGCAAGCTGTTATAGGTACTGCTGCAGGTATCGCAGGAGCCCTAGGCTCCCTTCCAGGTCCTCCAGGTATTATACTTGCTGGTATAATCGGCGCAATGGGAGCAGCACAACTTGCTATTATTGCAGGTACTCAATACCAAAGCGCAAACTCTTCAAATGCTGGAGCTGGCGCTGCCTCTCCGTCCCTTAATATAGGTAAAAGAGGCGACACTGTTGATCTAGCTAGACAAAATACTAACGTGGGTGGAGAAATAGGCTATCTAAGAGGTTCTAGAGGCCTGGGAACTAACTCGTCCAACTACCAAGTTATAGGTTCGGCTTACGGTGGTGATTTACCTAGAGGTTATGGCTCATCGGCTTATGTAGTTGGTGAAAAAGGTCCAGAGACAATAACACCAGAGACTCCTATTACTGTTAGACCTGCTAACGATAATAGTGGCGGAAGCAGAGCTATAGATGCAACATTCAATATCCATGCGTTAGATTCTAAGGGCGTAGCAGAGATATTGGAGCAACAGAAAGGAAATATTATTTCAATGTTGAGGGAAGCTGCTAATGCTAATGGGCAAACCTTCTTAGAATCCGTGGATACTAATGTATACACCAGACCTAATGTGAGTAAACTATAATATGGCAACATTTAACTTTTTTTCAGATATATTACCTGATCCCATTAATAAAATTACGGATCAAGGAGATATTGATCCAACTGGTGTTGCGGGACCAGGTTTTTCTGCTATTAATTTTATTTCTAATGGAGAAACCCAAGTCTCTAGAACAAACAGCGGAAGAGGTGTTCATAGAGATCAGGAGGTACAATATTGGAGCTTTTCTATAAAATACCACCCAATGTTTAGATTTCAATTTGATCCCGTGGACGCGTTTCTGGCCTCTAGAAATGCTAGACGGGACCCATTTTTTGTGGTTTTACCTCAGTACTCTAAACCAAAAAATGCAATTTTCGCTTCTTTCGCAGAAACTAATACTATTAGAAACAAAGGAGGCTATGAATCTGGAATAACTAGTATGATGCTAGATTGCGGAGGAAATTTCCCAGCTTATGCAAGTCCTGGAGATATGTTTACGATAACTGACACAAGTAATACTAACCACTTAAAAGCTTATAAAGTAACTAGAGTTGAAACTAATGCAAGGTATCAAGCAAGTACTACACAACCTGAACTTAATGAAATGCGAATACATTTTAGCCCCCCTCTTACTCGTAATTTAGCAGATAATTCTGTAATTAATTTTATAAAACCAAAATTTAGAGTTATAGCAAGAAGTGACTTAAGAGAGTACAGTTTAGATACTAACAATCTATACCAATTCTCTCTAGATCTGGAAGAGATTATGCCGTAAGCATACCTAGACGAAAAAATAACTTGACTTTAAGTTTTGGTCTTGCTATACTCACTTGTATTTAGATATAATATCCGCTTTAATAGGCGGATATTTCTATTAATAAATAGGAAAATTTTTGTAATGTTAACCGAAAGACCTGTACATATTGACGTAAAGAATATGCTCTTAAACAATGAGCCTTTTTCTTATGCTCATTTAATAAAATTTGAACGTCCTTCGCGACCTGATGCGAATGGGCGCGTATCTACATCTAAAGAACGATATACATACTTAACCGATGCTAGTAGGGATCTTAATTTTGACGATGGATCGAGTAGTTTAAATGGTGTTGCTAACGGCAGTCAGGTTTACATTGCTAATAAAGTTTTGAAAGTAGGTTCTGTTTCTGAGCAAACCCAAGCTAAAGCTAACAATTTTAACCTTACATTAGATGGTAATGGTATAGGCGCTTTCGTATCTGGAACAATAACAATAACTCAAATTAACCCATCTACGTGGGATATCGCTTGGCCTTTAGAAACTAATTTAATAGGTGCGGGTTTTCGAGAAGGTGATAAAATCACTCTAGATGGTTCTTATATAGGCGAATTTAACATAGTTAATTTCAGAGCTAATAATACTATAAGAGTATCTAAAATAGACGATGTATTGACTCCGGGAACGGGTTCGGTAAATATGTCTTTATCTTCAGAAGAAATAAAAAGTATCCTTTTAGATAAAAATGTACCTGAATATGCTTCTTTTATAAATAGAGAGGTATTTATTTATAGAGGTTACTATCAGCAAGGCCAAATAGTTGGAACTCCTGTACTTATATTTAAAGGCATTATCTCAAATGTATCTTTCGACGATACGGAAAAAAACATCGAGGTTACTTGGGGGCTTACAAGCCACTGGGGTGATTTTGCACAAGTTAAAGGTAGAATTACCTCAGACGACTTTCATAGAGCATTAGATGCTAACGGGATACCTCAACCGCAATCTGCATTAAAAACTGCATATGCTTACGATAAAGGTTTTGCTCATGCGGAAACCTCTTTAAATATGCTATCTACATATGTTGTTCAAGTAGAAAAACAAAATATTAAAGTTAAAAACGGATTCTTAGGTTTAGGTATTGGTGGCAAAGTTAAAGTTAAAAAATATTTTGTACCTGAAGATAGAACAACAGAACTAGATTTTCAATTACAAGCTAAATCTATACCTGTTATTTACGGGGTTAGACCAACCAAAGGTATTCCTGTATTCGCGGATACGCTACATGATAATAGTTCAACAGTGTATGTTGTTTATGCGCTATCTGAAGGCGAAATAGGTGGTATCTATGACATATATATAAATGGAAATAGCTTGATTTGTAGCGACAAAGGTGATTTTGATGCTAGAAGTGCCCAAACCGCTGATAACACCGTAGAACTAGTATGCAGAGGTCGAGCAGATAGAGGCGACGTACTGGGGGGCACAACGTCTACTGCAGGTATTCCTATAAACTATTACGAAGGGTGGGAGTACTTATATACTGATTCTAATTATAACTATACTATACTAAGTAACTACCAGCCGTATGTCGAACCCACAGCAGCGTTAGCGGGTACAACAGGTAAAGGTGTTATTGATGGGGAGAGTATCGCTCTTACTTCTCCGCAGAAAATAAACATAGATTTTTTCTCAGGACGATCTGGCGCGCGCGCCGCATCACAGTTAGTTGAGATTGCGAAAAATGAAAACTTTCACATTCAAATGTCTTATTGGGCTGGAACCGATACAGCTGAATATTGGGGGCCAAATCACAGATTAATAGATACTGCGTATGTTGTTGTAAAGTATATTATTGAAGAAGGCGAAACAACAATACCAGAGTTAGAATTTGTACTTAGAGGAAAAAATATAGACTGCTATAACTATGATTTTAGTTATTCTCATTATAGTAAGGAGTTGGGGGAATCTTCCGATAACTTTAAACTAGGTGAATACGTTACTTTATACAATATGTCAGACGTGGCTATTAGCTCTCCTGTACAAATTATAGACAAATGGACTTTTTCAAATCCTGATGGAACCTTAAATACTCGTTTCCGTTTTAGTACTCCACCTAACTTGGGGTATATAAATGCTGTACCTAATATTACTAAGTTCTATATGAAAAATACTAGTAATCAAAAATGGACTATGGTAACATGGAACTATGAGGAATTCCGAGGAGTTGTAGATTCAAAAATAGAAGCTACCCCAACTACCGTAGCTAATGATTCCGGTTATATAGCTATTAACTATACTGGTGGATCTAACCTTTCAGGCGGAGATCCTATTCAAAATGATATTCCTTATATAGGTTTTGAAGTAGATGACTATGCCTATTCTGAAGGAAACATATTCAATGGCAGAAGAATTTTATCTGGTAGAGATACTGGACCAGGTCAATTTACAACAAATATACCTTATGCGGCAGGCGATGCTCTAATAGAAATCAATGAAGCTATAAGTAATAATGTAATCATTACATCAAAAAATACTATTAAATTAGTTGGCTCCAGCAGCGTAGACAACTTTTATAGTGGCTACTACATAACACTATATAAATATGATTCTGTTAGTGATAAACAAACTACTCAAATTAAAAAAATTATAGCATATAACGGAACTACTAAAATAGCTACAATTGATGATATTTGGGATTATGATCAAACCCCTACTGCTGGAGATACTGTTGTAATATATCCTCCATACTCTGATAAGAGAGTGAGCATTAACTTTGCTATGCAGACTCTGGACTATATGACTTCGCATACTTACGGGAAAGGTTTAGATATTTTTAATGATTTAAATCTAGAGTCTTGGTTAGAAGCTGGAAGAAAATGTGACGAAAGATCTAACGTTACAGTAGCACATACTGCAACAACCCCTTCAGTAAATAATAAGTATAGATGGCCTGCTACAGGGGATATTTTATGGCAGGGTACTGTTGTAGGTACAGAAAATGGTTACACTGAATTTACTGACGTTATTGGAAAACTAACCAGTCAATGGAACAACTGGAGATTTTTAAAAGTAAACGAGTTAATCTATAGCGGCTCGAGAATGTATAAAGTTATTGATGCAGGAATTAAAACCACCGAACCCACCCATACAAGTGGTGTAAATAATGGTTTAGAATTTTTAAGTACTAATATTGACTTAGTAAGTAGTACTGGAGATGTAACTTTGAGTTTGCCAGTAACTGGCAACCCAATTCATGCTACAAAAAATGGTACAAGGATATCAGGATACTCTTTATATGACTGCGATGAAATAAATTACTGGAGATACCTAGGATGGGACGAATTTAGTCAAAGATACGTTACTAGACATCAAGGTAACTTAAGTATAGATACATCTCTCCCATTATTCGATAATATAAACAGCTTATTAGAACATTTTGGAGGGATACTCACATATAGTGGGGGTAAATACTATCTAAGTGTAGAAGAACCGGAAGGAGCAATAGGCGTCGAGGACTCCGAGCCTAGAAACATAACTTCTGACCATATTATAGGTAAAATAAGACTTTCAGATGAAGGTACTAAAGGTGCCTTTAACTCGCTAACAGCTGCTTTTGCGGACCCAGGTAATAAATTTGAGTCAAAAAATATTAGTTTTTTCAATAGTGAATTCTTGAAATCTGACAGAAATGTACCTAAAAAAGGTAATATTTCTATACCTGGTATAACTAATTATTATAATACTAGAATATTAGCTGATAAATATTTAAATAGGTCACGTTTTGGTTTAACTATTTCTATGAACATAGCACCTAGAGGGCTATTATTGCTGTCTGGTACTGTTATACAGATTCAGTATCCGCGATACGGGTGGGAAGGTAAAAAATTTAGAATAATAAGTCTTACACACCAACAGGATTGTACAGTAGACATTGTTGCTGAAGAGTATGATGATAGCTTTTATACTATCAGTAACATAAGTAGACAAGCAGGATCTGGTTCTGGTGGAAGTGGTACCATAACTACTATAGGAAGTCCTACAAATTTAACAGCTTCTAGTATAGATACTGGAGACGAAACATATTCTGGAGTAGAATTAACCTGGAATAATAATGCTTTAGCAAATACTAAAAATGTATATACTGAATTATATAGCTCTACGTCCCAACAGTTTTATCTTACTATAGATAATATAGTTGGAAATGTATTAACATCTACAATTAGTCACGAACTAAAAATAGGAGAACTAATTACTAGTCAAACTAGTGCGAATAATTTAGAAGCTGGTAAAAGTTATTTTGTTAGATCAATCCCAGCTCCAAATCAGTTCACTTTATCCGAATCAAAAGGTGGCCCTATTTTAGGCCTATCAAATGGAACAGCTTTGGACATTGTAGTTCAAACAGCTAATTTAATTACAACACTTCCCACGCCTACAAATTCTTTTGTAGATGTTTTTGGAGGCATAAACGGTCGAGTAGTTAAATACTACTGGATTCGACATAAGGTTATTAAAGGATGACTCAAACATATTTCTCACCTTTTTTCCCTAATAATACAGATGAAGGAAAAAAAGGAACCACAATTCCTGTTGTAACAACAACAATTATTGAAGAGATTACTTCAGACGTAGGCACAGCAGTGATTACGTCTGAAGCTGCTGCTGCTGATGCAGCAGCAGCAGTTATCGCAGCGGAATCTGCAGCTATTGATACAGCAGCTGCGCTTAGCGCAGCAGCAGCAGCTGCTACTGATGCAGAAGAAGCTTTAAATGCAGCTAGTGGAGCGCTTGCTAGTGCTATTGCAGCAGCAGCAGCACTAGAGGATGCGGAACTAGCAAAGATAGCAGCACAAGCAGCCAGTACTAATGCGGCTGCTGACGAAGCTCTAGCAGAAGCTCATAAAAATGCAGCTGCCACTTCGGCTTCTAACGCAGCGGGGAGTGCTACTACGGCAACCGGTCAGGCTGTAATAGCTACAGACGCAGCATCCGCAGCAGCAACTAGTCAGTCGGTATCAGCGGGACATGCAACCACGGCCACGACTCAGGCAGGAATTGCCACAAGCCAAGCGGCAGCAGCCTCAGCTAGTGCCTCAACGGCCACAACTCAAGCTAGTCTGAGCGCAACTCATGCTGCTACCTCAGCGACACAGGCCGGTATCTCGACAACCCAAGCAGGGATAGCAACCGCAGCAGGGGCTACTGCTACAAGCCAAGCGACACTATCCTCGACATTCGCTACCAACGCTGCAAATTCTGCATCCACAGCGTCAGGTCATGCGAACACCGCTGCTACACAAGCAGGCATCGCTACTACTCAGGCAACGAACGCCTCCGCTAGTGCTTCTTCTGCCGCCACCTCCTCAACCTTATCGGCAGCCTATCGGGATGAGGCCAAAGGCTATTCAAATACCAAGGCTAATCTAATACCTAATGGCGACATGGAGGCTGGCCCAGCTCTCTGGACCGCCTATAACATGTCCTATGACGTCTCGTCGTTCTGGGGAGGCCGTTGGCAGAATAGTGGCACCTTATCTTCATTGAGCGGGGTAAAAATATCTATTGACCCAACTAGAAGATATAAAGCTTCCGTCACTTGGTTACAGCATATCGGAAATACTCAAAATTATGCGGGTCTTACCTGTTTTAACATAGCAGGCGATAATTTAGGAAACATATACTTTGACAGCGTAGTAGGGCAGACATTTAATGCAGGCGATGGGTATACCAGAGAGCAAATTTACCAAGGGATCAACACGGGTCTAGCCAACCCAATATATACAACCGGAGGTCAATTTCCACCCAACACAGTCGCCGTCGCCCCTATAATACTCTCCAATTTTAACTCTATTCTGCCATGTTTGGTTGACTGGGTAAGTTTTGAATTGTTTGATATTACGGAGAGCCATGCGGCAACGACACAGGCAGGGATTTCAACAGCGCAAGCCGCTGTCGCAACGAGTGCTGCCAGCACAGCAACGACGCAAGCAACGCTATCGGCGACTTACGCTAATCGGGCTAATGCCTACAGTCAGACCTTGGCGCTGACACCAAACGCGCACTTCACTGAGAACGGGTTGCTTTGGAATGACAACTATTCTTTATTTGACGGAGGAACTACACCGTCCTCCGGATGGCAAGCTTCGTTTAACGGACGCACAGGAGTTTTTACTGGTCCTGTTGGGTCATCGTTGCAGATCGCCGGTAAGTGCTTTGCTATAGACCCCAATCGTAGATACCGTGTGAAGACGTCTGTATGGACGGCTGGTACAAATTACGCATATACAGGACTGTCGTTTTTTGATGCCAACAAAGCATGGCTGGGCCAGAGATACGGCAATTCATATATTCTGGGTGTCAACGGTACATGGGTAGACCTGACCGCAACCTTTGACGGTATTGGCACAGGAGACACACAAATACCTTCAAACGCGGCATATGCTATGCCTTTCTCTTGGGCTAATACCGGCGGAGGTAGTGGGACACAGGGTGCTATAGATTATTGCTACGCAGAGGATGTCACAGAAAGTATCACAGCGGCGTCTAGTGCGACGATTGCCTCTACACAGGCAGCAACAGCGACAAGCGCAGCAAGTACAGCAACGACACAAGCCAGTCTCTCGGCAACTTACGCAGGAAATGCTGCAAACTCTGCAACTACTGCGGGAGGGCATGCGACTACGGCATCAACACAAGCTGGAATAGCGACAACTCAAGCAGCTATTGCAACCGCGCAGGCTTCGGCGGCGCAGATCAGTGCTGTGCTTAGCGCGTCAATCGGTATGGGTTCTCTCAATAAAAACCCAACCTTTGCCGATTGGGCAGGAGGGAGCGGCACATATCCGGCCAACTGGGCGGATTGGGCCGCAGGGTATGATAATGTTAAAGTATCTGGAGATATAGGCGGGTTTGCTTTCCGGCAGATTGTAGTAGCTGGAACCTCTAGAGGAATACTTCAAAGTATAACCTCTATGAATGGTAAAAAAGGGAATGGATACTACGTCCTAGAGGCCGAGGTCACCTTAGAATCTGGTTCTCTTGAAAGCTCCGCTATATTTTTGGGTAATTCAGCAGGTGAATTTGGCTCTATAAAATTCTCCATTGAAAAAGAAGCAACAACAAACAGTATTGTTGGCGCTGGCTCGACTGGAAGAAAATATAAGTTTACAAAACTAATCCAAATTACAAGCATAGTTGGCGTTGAAAATAATTGGCTATTGTATGCTCTATCAAATTGGGCTGGTTATGGAAGCAATCCTGCAAAGACGATTACATGGCACTTATGTTCTGTGCGGGACGCCACCCCGGCCGAGATTCGGGACCAAATTGTACTAGCTCCTATGGAAGCTACAGTTGCAACGCATACCTCGGCTATCGTTACTCTAAGTGCAAGCGCGGCTACACAGTCAACCAAGTTGACGGCAATCACTAACACAGTTGGCCGAACGGGTGGCTTGTCCATGCACCCTAATCCATCCTTCTCTGACCTATCAGATGCAGTTCCTTCATACGCGGCTACTGTGTGGCAAGATTGGTTCCAAACTCCTACGTACCAAGCTAGATCACAAGGTGTAGTAAGTCCTTATGCTTATAGACTTTTGGCAAACGCCAACTGGACATCCGGCATAGCTACAAATAGCAATTATCCTATGCGTCCGGGTTGGTATGTGTTGGAATGCACCTTTGAACTTATCGACGGAAACTTACAGGGCGGCGGAGTTTACCTATCGGGTAAAAACTCATCTGGTAGCGAAGTAGAAACTCCATCTTTTGCGTTGAATAGCTTGAAGGATACAAATGGTCTGACTGCATACCAAGGAGCATCACCATTTAGACTTATGAGAACAACTCAACTTTTTCAGATGAGTAACACCAACTTGACACAATATGGTGTAGTTCTTATGCTAAACTGGGGCGGTTTTGGCGCTCAGATGTATAAATATGTCGATCTACATCATTTAGCGGTTCGGCCTGCAACGGCCTCTGAGATACGCGATCAGACTGTGCTTGCACCTATGGAAGCAACTGTATCTACACACGCATCCACATTGGCTACACATACGTCTTCCATAGCCACACTAAACTCCACTGTATTTACACAGGGAGCTAATATATCTTCACAGGCTACGGCCATCACAACACTCCAAGGAACTGTTGGAGGTCATACTACGTCTATTGCTACTCTCAACTCCACAGTGTCAACTCAAGGCGCTTCGATCAGTTCCCAAGCAACAGCAATCACTACATTAGAAGGAACTGTTGGGGGACACACATCTTCCATAGCTACTTTAAATAGCACAGTTACTACTCAAGGAGCTTCGATAGTAACTCAAGCAACAGCAATTACTGCACTTAACGCAAGAACGGCTACATATTTAAATAGAGTAAGTGCAGGATCAGGCGTAGCAGAAGTAGAGTTAGTTGCATTAGATAGCGGTGGTATTACTACAAGTGCTATTAATTTAAGAGCTTCAAAAATATCTTTAGGTAATTTAACAGATCCAGCTCTTGAAATTGTAGGTGGCGTATCCACGTTTAAGGGAGAACTGAATGTTGGTGGGACGAGTGGAGCTCGTGTTACAATAACGAAAGATTTGATTAGAGTATACGATGCGTCTAATGTGCTTCGCGTTAGACTAGGAATTTGGTAGGAGAAGTAATATGCCACAAGGCTTACAAGTGTGGGATACATCTGGCACTTTAATTATAGATACATCAACTTATGTGTTAAAATCAATTACTAGTGTAGTTGCGGAAGCGACTACAACAGCTGCGCAAGAAGTAACTGTTCTTCCTCCTGGAACCACCAATTTAATAGCTGCATCTGCATCTATAGAATCAGGTTCAGCGCCCCAAGATGTTATAGATGTAAATTATGATGTAACAAATGATAAATTACAGTATAAATTTAAGGATACCGGTTCTTATTTTGCAAGAATAAATGCCCTAGCTTATTAAGAAGGAACTTTAGTAATGACAGTAGGTTTTCAATCTTATACATCAGACGGAAAATTACAATTTGATGCATCTTCATCCGCTTTTACTTTGATAGATTCTGGATCAGTTTCTTGTGTTGATTTATTCGCTATCTTTTCTGGATTTTATATAGGGGCTTTATACGGTAGCTCGGGTAATCCTGTTCTAATATCTGCACCGGGTGTAGAATTGGTTGGTTTAAGGTGCACTTCCGCTTATTGTTTTCCAGAAATAGGGAACGATGGTTTTTATATATCGACACAACCTTGTACATTCACAGATGCAGATTGGCCAACTTCCGAAAGAACAAACTTATCTAGCCATACTGTTGAATGGTGGGCCTATAAAAGTATGAGGGGGTTGAGCCCCCCAGCTTCTGGAGTTGGATTACAATTGCTAAATGCTGATAGTACTTTGTGTTGGGATAATTCTTTGAATCCATTAAAGGTTGAAAACAGTTTTAGATGGTCTTCAACAACGCATGGGGGAACAACTCAATCTCTTAATGCTGCTGGAAGAATCGCATTGTTTGCAGGTGGTAAAGCTTTCCGTGCTAGAACCCCATTAACCAGTTCCGCAAGAACTGGTTGGGTTCCAGGAATTAAAATGATTGGTAATAATATAAGTATCAAAGATGTAGCCGTATCGGGTTATGGCCCGCCAGCTTCTGGGTTTGCCAATGACAGAATCATTCTATCAGGTGTTATTTAATGGAACTCACCCATTAAGCAGTGAGTTAACTCATGACCTAATAACTCTGGTTTGTAATATTTGCTCGAAGGTTTCACCATGTATATAGTGCATTCTTTAGAATTTTTTTGTATAATTGCGAATGCCCCCTTAGGAGCAGTACTAGTTTTCGCCTTCTGAATACCATTCATTTCATTGTAATATTTATTAAGCGATTTCTGTGATTCAAAATAAACGATTTTCACAAGAATTTCAGATTTACTATATTCTTCGGATTTGAAGAAGTAACCATCTTTACCTTGTTCTTTAGAACCAGACGACATTGAACTTATGCTCTCTGCATAAATTCCCGTTACTGGAACCATAGTAATCAATCCAATTAATAATAATTTTTTAATAAACATATATAAATTCCTTACTTTAATAACTTATTAAAGTATAGATAAAAACAAAATCTTCGTCAACAAGTAGAATAGGCGAAGTTAATAAAAAAGGAGAATAAAATGACAACAATAGTAACAGAAGAAGAAATCGCAACCTTTGAAGCGATAAGAGCAAAAATGCAAGTTCAAGAGCAGGAAAAAATAGTTAAGTTTTCCAAATTTATGGAATCGCCTGTTGCCCTAGAATTTATATCTGAAATGAAAGATATAGAGGCTGGTTGTGTGACAGGAAGTGTCGCATACAGTCAGATGGGAAATATAATCAAGGTAATTGAAATGGTTAAGTCTCAGTTTCCAAATATAAGTAACGCAGCACCAGTTCCTATTGCATAATGCTAATAGTTCGTTTTAAAGAAACGTTTCGCCAAAGAATGCCAGAGTGGGTCCAATCTACTGGCATGCTTTTATGGGGGTTGATGACACTAGCTTCTACTAATTTGTTTATTAGAATGGAGTATTTTCACCCCCTTCTGCTTTTAATGGACCAAGTAACTTGGGGAACTGTAGCCGCTACAGTTGGCACTATTAGGTTAATATTTTTAATTATAAATGGTGCCTGGAGACCATCAGCCCATATAAGAGCTATAGGTTGTGCTTCCGGAGCTTTGCTTTGGGGTAGTTTACTTATATCTGCATTAAGTTTGCCGTGGTTAACGCCCACTGCAGGTATTTACGCAATGCTGGTGATTTTAGATTTAATATCTTTATGGTTTGCCGCAGGCGACGCTAAATTGGCAGACTTGTCAGTTAGGGGTAAGATTAGATAAGTAATGGACGTTAATTCTTTACCCATTTGGGCACAAGGTGCGAGCCTTATAGCTATAGCACTAGTTGCTGCTATTGTAGGCGTTATCAAGTACTTAAAGACAGAAGAAAAAATAGATAATAACTCCGTCATAAGTGCAAGTTTTATAGATTCTAAACTTTTAAAAGAGTTAATAGAAACAATGAGAGAAGTTCAGGAAGAGCAGAGATCTGATGCTAAAAAATCTCATAGATTATCACAGGATTTAAGAGAAGCAATAAATGAACTGAATGAGTCCATAATTGTAGAAACTGATTCCACAATGAATCTAACAAGATTTATTAAAGCAAGACAAAGACATTCTACGTTAGAGTCTTTAGGAGAAAAATAAATGACTAAATTAAATAATGCTGATGCGTTTTACGATTGGCTTCGAAGTGATTCAATGCTAGGGCCTTCTTTAGACCCTAAAGAATTTGAAGGTCTTCAAGCTATAACCAATGTATGTAGTGCTGCAAACTGGCCCATTTCATGGGCAGCTTATGCACTAGCGACAGCATATCATGAAACTGCGCATACAATGCAACCAATTGCTGAATATGGTGGACCTAAGTATTTCACACGAATGTATGACCTACTAGGAGAACGACCAGTTTTAGCTAAAAAAATGGGCAATACTACTAAGGGTGATGGTATAAAATATCGAGGTAGGGGTTATGTTCAGCTTACTTGGAAGAGTAACTATTCAAAAGCCGCAACAGTTACCGGAGAAGACTTAGTTGGAAATCCAGATCTAGCTATGCAAGATGATATTGCCGCAAAAATTATGGTTAGTGGTATGAGTGAGGGCTGGTTTACAGGTAAAAGTTGTAAAAATTCTTTACCAACAACCGGTGCAGCAAGTAAAGATCAATTTATTCAAGCTCGAAGAATTATTAATGGTCTAGATAAAGCAGATACTATAGCTAATTATGCTATTAAATTTCAAAAAGCTCTTTCAATTGGAGAGTGGAAATAACAAAAAAGCCGGGAAGAGCTCTTCCCGGCTTTTTTGTTTACTTTATTGGACAGGCCCCGGTTGCACAACCTTCATCCTGCAACTCTTCGAAGCTATTAGTTGCTTCAAGATCTACTGGAAGTAGTGTTGCTGAATACTTTCGGAATGTTTCTTCGGATACAACTTCTTGAGGTAAGAACAAATAACCTAAGTCTTTAGCGGTTTTAGTCGGATCAGCTCTATACAAGAAACTTACACCAACATAAATATCCCAGTTAGACAATAACCAGTCTATAATAGCAGGTACTTCATCTATACTGTAAGATATCGTTACACTAGTATTTTGCTGGGTCCAGTTCATTTGCAGCAATTTATAACGATCTAGTTGATCAATTGCAGAGTCTAAGTTAACCTCTAAGCCATTAACCTTATCAAAAGGTACATCATCCCAGCAAACCGGAAAAGTTATTAACACCGCATCAGGGTCAGTAGGGTGATTAACTGTTTTATAGTTTGCCGCTTTAGCAACTTCTACTATAGGGTCATGCTTACCAAAGGTAACATTATTGAAAATATATTTACCTAGAGGCTTATGAATACCTTCGGTCGTATCCATAATTTTGGATAATGTACCACTTGGTTTAACACAAGTAACATTTTTAGGATAAGGAAGCCCTAATTCTTCTGCCATACCAAAAGCCGCACCAGTAGCAGTTCTTTTCAAGTATTCATAATCGTAACCACCCATGTCGGGACGTTTCGCTATACCTGTTAGTCCAACACCACAAAGCCTTAGAAATTGATTATTTAAATGCCAAGCTTCTTGAAGAATACCATCATTCAAATTTACACAAGTTTGTCGATAATTAGCACGAGCCGCTAAATAAGTGGCGCGATGTAATCCAGCATTATCACCTTTAAACTTACCAATATCAATCTCTACTAGGTTACAAAAAGACTTATTTCCTAATAAAATCTCAACGCAAGGATTACAACCCCTAAACCAAGGAGCCCGTTTAGTGCCTTCTACTGCATTAATAAAACCTGGTTCAGAACCTCCCGCATCTTCCATTAGATGAAAGATTTTCTCCAAATCAATTCTAGAAGGTCTTTCATTAAAAAGTAAACTATTATTAGATTGGGTTCTATGTTCATTATTATGAAGCCAGAAGTCTTTCTTAGCTACTGCAAACTCTTCCCATTCTGGCTGACCATATTCGAATAATGCGATTTCAGCAGACCGTCTGGAACTTAAAATTGTTCCGAGCCAGTTAACTATATCCATAATGTCCATTCTAGTAAGTAAAGCATCAGCTCTACCATTTAAAATGTTCGCTATAGCTAGATAGGCTTTTGATATAGCGCCATCACCAGAGCTAATCCAGCCGTAACCTTTTAGTCTTTCACCCGCAGGTCTTAATTCACTAAAATCTAACACTAGTGTTCGTGCCGGATACTTACCTGCAACTAACTTACCAATGCTTTTGGCCCAAGCTTCGGCGCTATCACCTACTTTAATACGCCATTCCCCTGTTTTAGGGTTCCATGACTCTACGTTATTTTCGACACCACCTTTAGCGGTCCGTGTACTATGAACAATCTCTATATTTTTAATTTGTTTAGAGAACCCATTAAGGGTTCCTACTTTTGGCTTGAAGCCCACTCCACAACCCTGAAGTAGTAGCCATAGAACGTCTACTATGTCGTAGGCAGTTTCTACCTCTGTGAAGGTACAATTAAACTGACTCGCTTCGCGAGTTTTTGCTACATCAGTTCCGCCCAACCAAAGTGTTCGTCCTGAAACGCAAACTTTTCGATCTAAAATCAATTGTTCTAATTCGTACAGTTCAGCATATTCTAAATCAGTTAATTCTCGCCCGCCTATAGCTCTAGTCCAAAGCCACTCTTGGTGATCTAGAACCCGTGATACGGTCTCCTTCCATGTTTCAAATGATTTTCCCGTATCATCTTTTGGTCTGTTGTAAGTTCTTCGTGTTATAATTTGTGCTCTAGTGCTAACCATTAATTCTCCTTTATTTCTTGCTTTCCCAAGCTTTTCGTACTTCTCTTCGATCATTCATAATTAAACGAGCCCCAATATCTCT